TCGATGTAGTCTGGATCGACCATGAAACTGATCCTCAAACGACCGTCTCCAGCCCACGTCGGCGCTGTTGGTTTGATCGCTTCAAGCGGCAAGTTCTTCTCTTGTGCGTATCGATTCATCTTACGAACAAGTGTTTTTATCGCATCACCATTAGCAATCAATGTGCGTAAATACTTGCTATTCTTACGATTACGAAACTCTTCGAATAGATCAGCTTGGTCGTCAAATACGAGTTCAGATTGTGTCATCTCTTACTCACATCTTCGAGCGTTAGGATCAGCGCACAGTCGTCACTGGTGAGTTGGTCATGTTCGACGGTCTTATCTACTGAGTTTTCAGCTAGGATGGTGAGCGGTAAAATCTCCCCCCGCCAAACAAAATCCACGATCCTGACATCTTCCATCTCGATCTGATGGAAGTGAGCGAACGTCTCGATAGCTCGCAAGACGTTCATTATCAGATCGCCAACGCCAAAGTTACCGCAGTCCATGAAGAAGTCCATCGGCTGTTCTTTGATCCAGTCGGCTGGACTTGCGGGCTCTTTAACGGTGTTGGTTGGGTTGCTCAGATAGTCTGCGAAGTCGATCATAAGGCGGTAGGAATGGGCACGGCGGTAAACTCCTAGTTTTTAATACTACTCACAGCCGCCACGCGGACACCACGGGGTAAATCCGTTCAGATAGCTCACGCTGGCGAGTTCTTTCTCTACAGATGATTGTACATCAAAGCGACGATGATCGTCGTTGCGGTATTGCGAAGCAACCTCACGAACAGTCGATACCTGCTCGTCAATCGTCCGGTCCAATTTTCTCTGATCCTTTACTTGGCTATGTAGTTAATTAACGCACCGCGAACCGCTTCAGCGAATCGCTTCTTGATCTTGGGTAGGGCATCTCTCATAGCTGCGCCCGCTGGATCGCGCAAACGCATGACGCTTGTGCCATAACGCAGATATTTGTAATGCTCAGATGTGTTGACGAGTTGAACACTATCACCATGATCCTCGATATGCGAACTGTGTAAGAAGTCGCCGGATTGGATGTGAACATACTCGTCTGGATGGACGAAAGAATCGACCCCGTAGCGCGTAGAATATGGATTCCCCAACGCATCGAGGTCTTTGAGACTATGATCGTCCAGATTGATAAACTTCTGCCATTCCGGCATCACATCGAGAGTCATGGCGTCCATCAAAGTACGCTTGAGATATGCTGCCGCACCACCGCCGATAGAGCGAATCTTGGAGATGGAAATCTCAAGGTCGTGAATGTGTGCTTCAATCATGTGATAACCGGGCCGTAAGACAAGAACAACGACGCTTGCGCGTCGCTGATCGATTCGGGTGTTTGGTTAGTGTACCAGAAAATACTAGGCTGCGGGATCGTCTTTCGGACGTATCAAGAGCCTGTTTTGCAGGTCAACGGTTGCGCCCTTGCCACTAGCTGGTCCGCCAATCATAAACACCGCCTGTTTGCGATCCCCTGGCATCGACCCACCACGTTGACCTGGCCGACCATCGTGTCCATAATTGCCTGATCCTGGGCCACCCTCCGTCATCGACTCACGAACTTCGTAGTCTTCGATGTTGAGGTTCTTGGGAATGAATCGCGTTGCACCTAGATTGTGGTGCTGTTCTTCAGGCTCTAGCTCGCCCCCGAGCGCGCGAACTTTGGCGTTCAGATCGTCCTGATCCTTAGCATCAATGTTCGTAGCGATATGCATGCCGTTGAAGTCGGCATGTTGCCATACGCGACGATCATCGCCAGCCATGACTGACATGATCTTATCTCGCGTATCAGGTGAGTAGATAGAATCGTCACCTGGATAGCGCGGTTCAGCATCAGCTTTCATATCCCACGGTGCAACAGGTCCGCTATATTCTTCAGCCCCCGGCGCAGCTTTATCAGGCCTTATCTCCAGGTGCGCTTCCGCCACGTTGCCCTGGTCGGCCTAAGTGGCTCCGGGTCTGCCTGCGTGACCGTAGTTTCCAGAACTAGCCGTGCCGACTTCAGTCAGATCGCCAGTCGTGACGTACCAGGTGTTGTTTTTGAGTTTGGGGACGTAGCTATCACCAGTCGCATCAGTGAGTGAATCAGCTAGAGCGTAAGCAGTAACATCATCTGAGATGCCGTTCTTGCCCATCTCGATAGCATCCGCGATCTGATCGGGGTCTTTGAGTAGATCGCTGGCTGCGTCAATATCAGCCGAAGCTAAGGCATCGGAAAGACTTCTTACCCCGGCTGCGGCGTCATTGTTTAGCGCGTCTTCAAGCGTTTGATAGTCGTCAGGGTCAATCTCTTGCTTGAGGTATTCCATTGAAAGGCCACTATCGCTAAGAAAGCCTTCAACATCTGCCTTCGTCAGATCATAGTTCGTGAGTAGCGAATCTAGTACGTCACCATATACGGCTGTTGCATCGCCTAAATCGAACTCACCAAAACCAATCGTTCCACGCCACGCCATAAGTTCGAAATCTTCAGGCGCGTCGTCTTCCATTTGAACCATGTGGCGACAACGAGAACCACATTCGAAATCCCCCGGCTGCGGTACTTCTTCGCAGGAGTAAGGGTTATTTTGAACTGCATCGCTACAGCCGTCGCATGAATCATCGTCATCTGGCCCGACGAACCAAGCGAGCAAGTCCTCAGCATTAACTATCATGCCGCACGACCTGCACGAGATTCAGATGGACGCAAATGATCCTCGCGCGTGAAGTGTTCTTCACCGTTACCTAGATCATAGATCGCAATCTCATCACGCGCTTCGGCTTTATCGAGCGCGGTAGCTTTGTCGTTATGAACTTCAGAAACATCGAGGTAGGTCTTGCCGTCGTTAACCCACCCGCCGATATAGTGGTTGGGCTGGCTGAGGATGTCTTTGTTTTCGTTGACGAACTTTTGCACGTCTTCGGGTTTCGCTTCGCCGTTAATAACGGTCTCGACCTTATCACCCGCCGCGTTACGGATTCCAGCTATAGCGAACCCACTACGCGGTCGAACACCCGTCGTGCTGATCGTAATGCCGCCATCGCGCACAATGCTGCGAGCGATGATGTTCGGGACAATACTCGACCCACCACCAGCCGAACCACCACGCTGCCCAGGTCTACCGTCGTGACCGTAATTACCACTGCCTACTCCACCTTCGCGGTACTTTCTATGATTCTGCACTTCAGGGAAATAGCTATGGCGCATCTCATCAGCTATCTCAACCGGAAATGCGAAGGACTTCTGTTCCGGGAACGAGCGTTGCGAGACGGGCTTACCCTCGTTCTCAGGACTATGATTCACCCAAGCGTTCTGGGCTAGAGTTTCTGCCGCAAGTGCAGGCAGTGCATCCTTCGAGTACATGCGGCCGTGTGCTTGATAGGCTTTGAACTCGCCACGCTCGCCGAACGTATTGTCGGGGAAGAAGTGGCCGTACATATCGTGAACGCCACGAAAGATCGTGTTCGCGGTTTGACCGTCTTCAACGACTTTTGAGAGCGGACTATCGTCAGGCAAGTCGTCTTTCGAGGATCGCACGAACAGCGTCTTCGTCTGTTGGACTGAACGACGCATATCGGGCTGATCTTTATATGGCTCACCTTTGTCTTCAAAGTCGAACTTATAGCCCGCCGCTTTGAGGTCGTGATACTGATCTAGCGTTTCTTTTATGAACGCCGCGTAGGCTTTCTGCGTTGCGGGATTCGTGGGGTCGTGTTTCGCGTCAGCGTATATCTGCGCGATCTTACGCAGCTTGTCGTTCAGATCACCAGTGCTACCAGAACCACCACGTTGACCTGGACGGTCAACATGATCCCAGTTCCCAGAGCCGCGACCGCCTTCACGCACCTTAATTCGCGGCTTGACTGTCTTGTACGTTACAGCTTCGTCAACGATCTTCTTCGATCCGAAGTCCATATTGGAATGAAGAACCATGACGCGAGTATCACGATCAGCTTCCGCCATCGGTGCAGCCTTGAACGTGAACTCCCAATTATGAATGGAGCGGGATTCAGTGTACGGATTGTATGTTTCGCCGAGGTCTTCTTTGCTTGCGAGAATCCAATCATGCGTATTACCGCGTAGTACGGTTTCATGTTCGTCTTGCAGGTGTAGGATGCCGTTTCTGGGTTCCGTTAAATACGAGTCAAAGACATCGCTGCTGCGAACACCTTCAAAGTGTATAAGTGACCGACTGAACGACTTCGCTATATCTTCATCATCAGTTGCAGAGAGAAGCGGTCGGAATTGAACGCGGTCGCCCACAATGGCTTTTGCTAACGCCGCAGCTTCTACGTTGCCAATACCGCGAACAAGGCCAAGTGCATCATCCCCCATGCGCGTGAACTTCTCAAAGGCTTTGGCTTCCTTATCAGCCTGCTCGGCACACCACTGTTTGACTTGATCTTCGCTTCCGCCTAACGCTCGAATGTTGCGAAGTTCTGCATCGTACTGTGTTTGCAAGTCTTCCTTGCTACGATACGGCGTAACGAGATTGTCGAACCGATCTTTGCCAGCCGCCTCGTTCATCACCATTTGCATGAAGTGCGCTGTAGAGTCACGCGACGAGCCAATCCAGTGACCCATCAAATACGACTTGATTTCATCGCTCGTTAGCGTCTTAGCAGTCGAACCCTCACCGCTGGGCGCTGATCCGCCGACTTGACCAGGACGCCCGGCCTGATCGTGGTTGCCTGAGTTCTCGTTGCCGACTTCGACCATCGACTCTTTGACTTTATCCTGACGATCACGAGCTTTCACTGCCGTCTGAAAGTCAATCATCGCCTGGATGTAGGCGCGTTCGGCCGCTTTCCACAAGAAGTGTCCGTACAGCTTGATACGCGCGATCCGCGCCTTGTCGGACATCCCAGCTTGCAGGTCTGGCTGCAGCGACGTGGTGAGATACTTCTCGTTTTCGGTCAGTATAGATTGGATGACAGACTGAGGGGCATTAGCGGGAGTGACGGGAGTATAAAACCCCAACCACCCGTTGGTTTTCAGATCGCTAAGACCGCGCTGATAGCCAGCCGCCACAGCTTGCGGAACGTAGAGTTGCGCCAAGTCCTTGAGTTGCGCGATGCGAGCAACGGGCTTCTTATCAGCACGAGCCGCTTTCTCAAGATCGCTCTGGTAGCGGCCAATCATCGCCTCAATCGTGAAGATGTGCTTCGAGTGGACGCGCTTCAAGACTGCGGATAGGTTCTTGGTAGTCTCCGCTCGGAGAGTTTCCGCCTTTTCAGCCGCCTCGATTAAGCGCGAAGCCTCCTCTAGCTTACTCGTCTCCGAGGAGTTCATTGGCGGATTCCACGTTTTCGGTGATCGACGTAGCGAGTTTCTGAATTGTGTCCATAGCGGGGAGCATGGCTTCCTTGAGGAGATTCATGCGAATAGCACGTTGCAACGACTGCTTACTACGCATGATCGATGCTTTGCCTTCGTTCGCCATTGGGTTCTTTGCAGCCGAACTGTAGCCACTGGACGGAGCGGTTGGATCGGTATGGATCGGGTCCATCCCCGCCGCTTTGTTCGTTTTCGTGCTGCCACTGTTCGGCGCTTTACCGGGCGCTGCACTTGGGTTGGATTGTCCACCCGTTCCAGGTGCGCCGCCCTTGGCTTGTTCTGGCATGAGTTTGTCGCCAGCCACAGCCGGAGGAGTCGGCACGTTGACCATCTGGTTCTGAGGAGCAATCGGCTGCTTCGCGGCCATCTCGGCCTGCACGTCTTGCGCAATACTCGTCTGAGGAACATGCTCGTTGTCTTGAGTGTAGACGTGAGCGATGGACATCCCGAGTTGCGACTCTTCGAGGATCGTCTGCCACGAGTCTTCGAAGCTGTACGTCGTGATGTTGAGTTCCTTGGCTGCAATCTTCGCGGCCATAGACTTCGGCATCCACTGCATAGCTTCAGCGAGCGCGAGGTCTTTCAGCTTCGCACTGCGATCTTCTTGGGCAATAGACGGGAAGATGAACTCTAAGAACTCTTTGGCATAGTTCTGAGACTGTTTGAGAAGTTTTATCCGCTTCTTCTGGTCGTCGTTAAGCGGTTTATCGTCGTCGTTGTTTCCGTTGACCGTCTTGTTGAGGTTCTGGTTTGGCTTCTGCTGCGGGTTGTTTGGATCGGGGGCTGCTTCGTTGTCCTGATCCTGCGGCTGATTGCCAGCACGAAGCATAGCTTCGCGTAGCTCGAACCCATACTTTGCGGCGACTTCTTCGGGAGTCATACCCTTCTTGAAGTCGTGGATCGCGGCAGAGAACGGGCTTAGGTCGTGCTTGCCGACCCCGACGCCGTACTTGCCTTTGGAATCGCGAAGCTGATCGGGATGACCCTCGATCAGTTCAGACTCGGTAAGAGACTCACGCTGCTTGCCAGGCGGAGGTGCCTGTTGCGGGCCATTCTGACCCTGCTGAGGTGGTTGTTGCCCAGGTTGCGGCTGTTGGCCCGGCTGACCGGGTTGCGGCTGTCCTGGGCCAGCGTTTGGCCCTCCCGGACCCATCGGTGGCGCACCACCAACACCGTTGAGGCCGAGATTGATATTCGTCTTCGCGCCCGGCTTGTTCAATGCCGTCATGGCCTGCTTGTGCTGCATGCCAAGAGACTGCTTGTCCATCTCGTGACGGTGCTGCTGATCTTGGACAGACATCGAAAGCGTGGTGTCGTGCAGTTCTTGGGCGTTCTGCTGCTGTTGCTTCTGCTGATCCTGAGCGGCTTGATTCGCCTGATCCTGTTGGGCCTGTAAATCAGCTTGCAGCGCATCACGATCCGGCAGATCGGTATTGCTCTTAGCCAGCTTCGTTACCGAACGCGCATCAGGAAGGATGTCGTTCAGTTTGAGGCGACCACCCTTGATTGCATTGTTAATGACGCGATTCGCCACTGCTTGGCAGAACGATTCAATAAGGCGCTGACGCCGCTCGAACCGCTTTACGCCCGGTTCAGTAGCAGTGAGCGCACCGGACTTACCACCCTTACCACTATCTCCGATGAACTCTTTGGGTACGCCAAAACCGACCGCAATAAGATTGACCAAGGCCGAAATGTCGGACGTAGATTCGTTAGCCTTAATTTCAGAACCAACGGGCTTGAGTTCGAGATTCTTGTTGTGGACGAACGTCGATCCGGGTTTGTACGGATCGGGAAGGTTTAACTGGACACGCGAGATGTCTTCATTACCGCTGTTGACCGATACGTCCCACACGAACGCTGCTTCGAGTTGGCCTTTGACCACGCGCGCGTTCATAAGGTCTTGGAGGCGCTTCAACCACCCAAGAATCGAAAACAGGTCACTGCGACCGCGCTTCTCGTACTTCGAGACATTCAGTTTGATATGCAGGACGTTGTTCGCCGGAATATCCCGCAGAACGTAGCGCATCGAAGGGATGTTGCCCTTCGTATACATTTGATACGCAGTAGAATACTGCTGACGCATGTAGAAGACTTTTTGGATGTCTTCAGGATCGGTGATAATGTCCCAGATTGTGGACGGATCGATCATCCGATAGTCGGTGTAGCCTTTACCCAGCTTCGGAACGCTATCGATGAACTCAAGCATGAGTTCACCCGCCCACCACGCATCAGTCGCGATGTTCTCAAGGTCGGTGTAGAAGTCCGTGCGATCCACGAACTCGCGCCAGACTTCATCGACTTCTTCGTTCGTAGACGTATGGTCGATACCGCGTCCGAGAACGAACGAGGTTTGTAGTTCGCAGAGTTGGTGCGCCACTGGGTTGTGGTTGTAAGCCTGAAATGCCTTACGGTGCATGTCAAGCATGTCGTACTGATACAACTGCTTAGACTCTGGTCCGCACATCATGGGGATGTACTCTGCGTTAGGATCGCGACCGGAGCCATACGGCGGCATCGCCGTGCCTTGATATGCACTACCACCGCCGAAGTCGTCAGCGTATCCACCGCCGTCGAAGCCTTCGAGCAAACGATTAGCGGCGGCTTCGATTGCTTCTTCGCGAACGCTATCAGCTTCGCGAAGCGTTACGCCGTAGACATCGGGCGCTTTGTTCGACTCGACAAGTTCTTGCCAGCGCGCTTGACCTTCACGCAGCCGCTTCTGAAGTTCCTCACGCGAATTGTACTTCTGAAGACGATACGTCCCGTCAGTACCAACTTCGAACAGCGTTGCTTGGATTTCCCAGTCAACCTCTTCACCGTTCGGCCCAATCTGTTTGTCAGAAAAGAAGTCGAACTTTCCGACAGTCGGTTCAAGAGCTTCCATGAACTCTTTGTCGGGCTGGTAGGGTTCGATAGGGGCTTTGGTCTGGAAAGACTGGGCGAACGTCGCAACTCTCGCTACGGCGCTCTCAGAGACTTTCTGTGGACTACCACTCTGGTCAACGACAAGAGCCACAGCACTCGACTGTGGCGCGGGGGGTCGTTTTCTAGCTCTAGTCCGTCCCATCTGTCTAATTATACGCGATCAAAGCGACGGTAGTTAGCAACCCGAGTCTGGAAACTAGAGCCAATCGTTATGGCTTTGGGGCCACCGCCCTTGAACTGGGACATCGCGATGGCACTGTAGCTGTTGGCATGAGCATAGTGGTCCGCCCCCAGCTTCTTCCAAATCGCCTTCTGAAGTCCAGTATCTTCGTCCGTGTCGATGACCTTCGCCATCGCGACAACCTGCTCGATAAACTCTTTGCGGGTGTCGTCTGGCATGCGCGGCAGGATCAGATCGCGGCGCGTAATCTCTTCGTACATGGCATCGAGCGATTCCGTTCGATTGACGTTAACCGCCCAGTCCTTGAACTCGTCCTGAGTGTTCTCACCCGGCCGAATCCACTTGTACGAGCCCTTCTGTGTGTCAACATAGTAGCACAAGTAGACACGGCCACCGAACCGCTTCGCAAAGTCACGGGCTGAGTGCTGATTCGGCAGGCCGTCGATCACGCATATATTCACATCATATTCGCGCATGTAGCGATCTAGCTCGAAGAACGTCGCCACCTTGCCGACAAACAGAACGCGCGGTCGGCCAGTGATCTTATCGTTCTGGCGGATGACGATGTGCAATTCTGATCCACGTTGGTCAACGCCCATGTAGCTGCGCTCGCCCTGGATCATCGCCATGTCTGTGCCTTGATCCATGCACGATTCAACCATGTCTGCCGTGACGCGCATGTCGCTCGAAATCCACGGAATACCGAGGTCCGAACGCATGAACTCTTCACGACCGCGACCGCTCTCGTACTTGTAGAGCATTTCCGATAGATCGGCGACGCCGCCATACAGCCCGCAAAGGTGATAGCCGCGAACGCGCTCAGTCTTCTTTTCTGGTTTCCAGAAGCCGTAGCATTTGTCGAGTTCGCTATCGCACTTGCGACATACGAGGATCGCCTTCGTCTCGCTGATACGCTTGATAATGTCGGGGAATTGAAACTCGCAGATGTTGTGCGTCTCGCACTTCTTGCACACGAGATTCCAATAGCGTTTATCCGACAGACCGAACTCGTAGTCGATCCCATAACCATCGAACGTCGGCGTCGATAGCATATACTTCCACTTCAGACTGGAGTGGAGCAGCCGCTTCTCGGCGAGTTCTTTCTGATCGGGTGTGACTTCATCGAGTTCGTCAAAGACGAGCATGTCGCCAGGAACAGACTTCAAGCGAATGTTCGAACGCATGCCTCGGAAATACAAAAAGCCGCGCCCAATCTGACGCAAGCCTACGGAGTCAACATCCTTCGAACCCACGAGTCCTGAAATGTAGGGACTGTCTTTGATGATCGGCGCAACGCGAGACTTACTAAATTCTCTCACGTCCTCATCGGTCGGGAAATAGTACAAAACATTTTTCCCTAATTTATCACAGACGTATAAGGACTTAATCATCCCCAATACCGAAGCACCCATTTGTGCCGATTTTTCAACCACTTGGTATGGGTGAATGTCAGCGTACATATCAATCAAATAGGCGTGGTCTTCGAAAGAGAACGGCTTGCCGTCCACCTTCACATATTCCTGGGCATACCCGATAAGTGAGGAGTCTGCAATCGCTTGAGCAATCGCCAGTTCTTCTTTGCTTGCCATTAAGCTGCCACCGATTTTCGCGTTGCGAGATAATAGAACGCAGCCGCAACTATAGCGCGACGATCCTTGAACATACCCAGTCCCGCGTTGCAGTTGAAACATAGCATGCCACGAACCTGACCTGTCTCGTGATCGTGGTCAACGAGTAGCTTCTGGCCTTCTTCGGGAACCATCGCACAGATGTTGCACTTTGAATGATCGAGTGAGAGGTATTGTTCGCGCGTTAAGCCGTACTTGCGCTTGACGTGTCCCCAAAAGTCAAGTTCTTTCTTACAAAGCCCGCAAGTGTTCCAGGTATATCGACCAAAAAGTGCTTCGTCCACATACGCTTCACAACGCGAACACCACCGCAAGCCATCGTGCGGTGGTTTACGTTCTGATATAGGTGGACGACCTATCTTAGTCGCCACTAGGCAACGCCTTCACTTCTGCCTCTTCAACGACCGTAACACGCTTAGGTGGCGTATATGCGCCGAAGGTTCGACGCGCAGCTTCCACTGCAATTTCAACGAGATCAGTCTTGCTAAGTGATTCAGCGACGGGAGACTTGCGTTCGATGACTTCGCGTCGTTCCGTAGGATCGCCGACAATCAGCCGTTCAATCTTGATAGCTTCGTTGAAGTCCTTGAGGTCTGGGTCGATGGCGCGGGCGCGTTGTGCGTCGGTCAGATCGGGGTTGTTTGGATCAATGTTCAGGCGCTCGATAAAACGACGCTGCACCTTATGCAACGCCTCGATCTGCTCCTGAACCATGCTTTCGATCACGGGCTGCATGCGCTCCGTGACCTCTTCGACTACCTTATCGTTGACCTGCTCTGCGAGCTTCGGCCAACCGAATTGGGCCGACCAGCGTTGAATCTGACGGATCGTGATGTGCTTGTACTTCTCGTCCTCTTGAAGCAAAGCATGGAGCGCGTTAGCCGAACGGCCTTCTCCCATCGTCGCATACTGTTGGAAAACAGCCTGCTGTTCGGGAGTCATTTTCCCGGCCACTAGGTGTTGTTCGATCTACCAGCCAGCCGCTGCTGCGCGAATGGTTTGACGGCGGGGTGCGTGACGTGCGGTAAACACTCTTGACCATACGAACCAAGGCCGCGATTCGGGTGCGCCTCAATGAACGCGATCATCTTGCGAATGTCTTCGGCGAAATCGGGCTCGACGTTCTCGGCAAGCGTATACAACGCAGCAAGATCAGCCGGATTCTTCGCCGGGCTGAGTACGATGGCGGGACCACATTCTACCGAATTAGAATCGTGATGATCCACGATACTGTACCGCTTCGTAAGGCGCTTAAAGCGTGGTTTGTCTGGGCTCACAATGGCATCCTTTGTTGTCCCGGCAGTTCTTCGCGGGGCTTGTATTTCCGAAAGATTCGTTCGGCGTTCGAAATTATATCAATAGCCGCGTTACGCGACGCGACCTTAATTGTCACCGTGTATTCGGGATCGTCGCTGCCGTCTGTCAGTTCGAATAGTCTCAACAACTTGTGGCTCGAACGGAAACTCCCGCTCCCTCACTGTACGAAGCTGCCGTTGCGTTAGCACCGGATACTCTTGCGACTTCTCTTGCTCCGCGTTCGTGTCCAGATAGAGGTCGGCCACGCTTTGGAGTAGGTGAAAGTAGTCCACGTTTCTTAAGTGCGCTCCGCATCTGGTAGACGGCTGGAACGGATCGCCCGAGCTTCTTGGCTACGTCGGTCGCCTTCTCGGCGTGACTGTCGATCAGCGTGTCTATCTCGGCGCGACTCCACGGCACGTTCGACGGAAGCTTTTGCGTCTGGAGATAGACGAGCAGACGACGTAGACCTGCCCGAAGTAACTCGTACAGGGAGTTCGAGGTGATGCCCATCGCGATGGCCGTGTCGGCTGCGGAGCGTTCGTCCAGTAGGTTTAATCGGATTGCTTCTCTTTGGCGCGGAGTCAGTACCCGTTCATCATCGAGTATCTGTCCGAGGTCGAACAGCGTCACCGCCGCATCTACGTCATCCGCACTGGATGCGAGCAGGCTGCGGTAGTTGCGGAGTACCTTGCGAAGTGCGGCGGTACTCTCACGCCAAGTATAGCGCGGAACGTCTGTCAAGTGTTAGTCCTCTCACGGTGCATGAGAGCGTACAAGTCGCGATCCTCGATCACATAGTAGACGCGGTTGGAGTTGTTGCCAAACCGTATCGAAAGAAGTGAACGCAATCCCCCGAGCATGGCTTCCGTTTGTACTTTACGGAGCCAACGATGCGGGATCGTGATCTGATCCTTGGCTGTGGTCTTGCACTCGACAAGCCATTCAGAACGAACGCGAACGTCGCCCGGTGATCCTGGCTGGTTGCCGGAGCCGGGTGTCATCGTCACCTCGTCCTCGCCGTATACTTGAGCCAGGGCTGCCTGAACGGAGGACTCGTGACTTCTGCTACTCTTCTGGTTTGGCGTCTTAGGCAACAGCTTGCCCTCGAACGGCTGCGGGGTGTATGCGAGCGCCTTGCCGTGAATTGCACGATTTGCACTGACCGACAATGTTTGAAGCATCGTGTTCACCGCCCCGCGACAGTGGTACAAGATGCCCAACAGTCAGGCGGCAGAACACCCCACAATCGAAGCAACGACTAGCCTGCGCCGCAACGATAGTCCGCCACTGGGTCGCCGTAAACGATCCAGATGCACCGTGTTCTCGCGCTCGGCGAGTTAAGGCATACTGCCGACGTTTAATCGGGTCTTTGACAACCGATGCTTCGTACTTCCGAGTATGTGCGCGAATCCGGTCGGGGTGTTCCTTTTGCCACTTCTCGACAAGTGCCCCGCGGCAAGACTTACACTGTCTGCGGTGGTGGTAGTATGTCACGCCCGCTTTGATCGACTTGACGATTTGAAAGTCTGATAACGACCTTTCTACGCCGCACAGCTTACACTGCCTCATCGGACTCTTCCTCATCGTCTTCACTTCGGTTTAAGTCCATCATGCGAGTCAGTTCAGCCCGCGTCTTCGCGTCGATCTCTTCGAACAGAGCCTCGTCCTCAAGCAAAGCGGCCTTGAGTTTCTCCTGACCCTGCCACTTCTGATCGCCGTAGACATACCATGCGCCCGTTCGTTCGACAACGCGAGCGTATGCGGACAACTGAGCTAGTTCGGCGTAGCGATCCAGTCCAACGATTTCACCAAGGTTGTAGACATCGAACTGAGCGGATCGACCTTGCGTCGCGTTCGCTTTGTTCTTCTTGACCGTGACCTTGGTGACGTGACCGACTTCGATGCCTTTCAATTCCAGTTCTTCGGCATCGCCCTTGTATAGCTCACCCTTACGAACTTCGACACGGGTCGTGGCGTAGTAAGCCAGAGCGCGGCCACCCGTCTGCTTATCCTGTGGCGGCATGCCGTTGAATACGCGAACGCCGATGTTGTCTCGACCCTGGCTGACGAAGAAGACGGTTGGCTGAACTTCGTTACGCGCGATCAAGCCGATGAGAATCCGCAGACCCTCTGACATGGCTTTCGCCGTCAGCATCGGTGCGCTTGCCTCTTGGCCTTTCTCCATCTTCTTGTCGAACTCGTCGCGCGTGACCATCGCGCCCGTCGAGTCGAAACACATGCAGGCATACTCGTCGCTCGACGTGAGGATCGCTTTCGCCATGTCGAAGGCTGGATCGAGTAGCAGCATCGGCTTGAAGTTGTCGTGGGTGATAACGTCTAGCATCTCAAGGTTTCCCCCAAGAGCTTCGAATCGCTTCGTGTCGTAAGTCCCTTCGAAGTCGAAGATCAGAGAGCGTTTACCTTCGCGCTTCTGGGCTTCAACTGCGGCGAGGTCAAACAAGAGAGTCTTGCCGCTGCCCTCTTTTCCAAAGAGTTGCACAATGCCGCGCTTAGGCCAGCCGCCTCCAAGTGCAACGTCGAGTGCAATCGATCCTGAACTGCGGTACTCACGCGGCGCAAGAGTTGACGCGGGGACGAGAACACCTTTACCGAACTGCTTCTCAAAGTCTTTCTGCCAGTCACTCATCTTCCGCCTCGAAGCCATCGCAATCGCAAAAGCCAATAGAGTTAGAGACATTAGGATGCCCCCAGCCCATGCATGGCCATGCCTCGCAAATCAGATGATCGGCCCTAGTGTGAGCGCAGTGTTTGCATCGGTCGTTCATCGCTTTTTCTGTTCCATTCCGAAGATGTGTTTCTCAGTATCCCGCGCCGACATGATCTTCTTGACGCCTTCATACAGCGCGGTCGCATGTTCGGTCTTGGCTTTCAATTTCTGATACACAGACTTAGCGATGTTGACAACGGACGACTCAGCCGCAAGTTGTAGCTCTGCGCGAGCGCGGCGTTCTTGCGCGTTGCGACCGTCCGCTTCGAGCAGCTTCTCAGCGAACATGATGTCGAGCGCAGCCTTCGCGACCTCAGCCTCTAACGCACTTCGAGAGATGCCATCGCTAAGTCGGTAAAGAAGGACTGGTAGTCGTACCACCATCCGTTGAAGTTCAAAGTCCGACCAACTTTCACGACTCTCGTTGAGGTATTCATCCACGCGAGCCACGAAGTCATCAAGGTCTTTGGTGAACTGCCTCGCGACTCTATCGGCCAAGTCCGTCGCAACAGAAGCGGTCTTAACAATAGACTCGTAAGTAGACATAAGACGAACGTCTTCATTCACCACTTGGCACCTTCAGCGCGTCCATGACGCCTTCGATCTGGAGTAGCTTGTTCCACAGCCCGCCATCGACCGTGACAAGCCAGCCATGATCGTGCTTCTTCTTGGTGTAGAGGATCGCGTGACGCTTCTTGTGCTTCACGGCGTCTGCGACGGCATCGGCGAACAGTGTGTGGTGCGCGAACGATGCGCGCAGTTTGCACTCGACCAGAACATCGAGCCCTTGAGGAATGATAACATCCCCACCACGCGGGGAGCCGTCGTCTTGCCGACTATTCGCACCGGACAGTGGGTTGCGCTTCGAAGCCCAATCCTGCGCTGCGACTCTGCGCTCGAAACCAGTCCAACAGCTTTTACTCGTCTTAGCCATGAATCGCTTTACAGGCTTTCTGCCACGGGCAGTACATGCACCAATCAGTATTCAAAGGCAGCGTGGGTTCGATGCCGTCCCAAAGCTCCAGCCTGTCGTAGTTCTCACGAAGTTGGTGCAGCTTCGCGTCCTCGAACGGGCGGTCGTAAATCTTTAGCTCGTGGGTGTTCTTATTCTCGTACAGGATGCAGTAGCGAGTCGGCTGGGTGTACTCAGATAGCCCCGTCATCAAGAGTTTATAGGCATGCACCTGATCGATGTATGCCTGCTGTGGCCCGAGAAGCTGCTCCCAGTACCGCGCCTTGATGGTCTTGAAATCCAGAATGATCGGCGCGCGATCTAGGATCGGAACGCGGATGATGCGGTCTGGACTACCGCCAAGTTGCAGTTTCAGATTTGAGAACCGAACTTCGGCTGCGATTGTCTCGACCAGCCCCAGATCGTGCAGCGCGTCGAAGACCATGTGCCACCGAACGCCAATGAACGTGCCCGTGGAAAGGGCGCGCTGCTGCGCGGGCTTACGGTTGACGACATCCGTCTCCGGCCAGTCACGGGCTTTGAACGCCTGCTGTTGCAAGCACTTCCCCGCCGAGCTTGCACGATACGGCTGACGTGTGATCCCGTCCGGCTTTGTGAAGTACAGCTTGACCTTATCGAGATGGTCGGCAACGTAGTCGTCCAGTCGATCTGGGTCGGCCATGTAATCATCAATGACTTTGACGAGATACGCGCTCACGTCTTCTTGCGCGCGATCCTGGCGTTTGAACTCTTTCGCGAAATCAGCTAATTTCATTGAACCCGCGTATGCCTAGATCGTGCGTCGCCTGGGCTGCGAGTATGGCTACGGCCACGCTCTCAAAGCCACTATCGATCCACTTTAGGAAGTTGACGTAGAATCGCCAAAAGAAGTACGGATACTCAGTCCCACAGAACACCTTGGGGATCGGTTCCCCCGCTTCAACACGCGCAAGCAGTCCACGAATACGCAGACAGGTTGGGTCGTTGTCGGGGGGATAGAGTATCGCCTCCAGTGCCATTAGGACTGCTGAATCTCTTTCGCCACCTTCAGCATGTCGTAGGTGAACTGGAAAAAGCACTCCTGGCAGCAGTTAAGCTCCACGCGCGCTTTGACAGGCACCTTGGCAATCGAGCCGCCGACATCAGCGTCGCCAATAGTCGTCTTCTCAAAGGTGATATGCACGAACTTCTCGCTCGCTTCGTGCGAGGGGTCTAGTTCGCAAGGGCGGACGAGTCCACCCGGAGTCTTAAAGGGCTCTGCCCGGAAGAGGTCACGCAGCTTCATCGTCTTCCCAATCGTCGTCAGTAATCTTGTCGCCCCATCGTGTGAGAACGTCCACCGACACCTTGATCGGTACGCGGAGGGGCACCGCATTTGACATTATACCAGCTAGAACATCCAAAGTGTGTCGGTTCTTTTGAAGCCACGCGAGCGGTACTTCAAATACGAGTTCGTCGTGGATTGATAGCAAGAACTGGAACGGCCAATGCTCGTCCTTGATCTTGTTGTTGACCTTGATCGCCGCGACCTTAATCATGTCGGCGCTCGAATTGTGCGTTACAAAGCCATTTACGCAGAATTGACCCGTCTCGCTGTTTACAACATCAAACATTTCAACATCGAAACCAGTGGTTTTAACCGAACGTACAATCTCAGAACGGCCGTAAATTGACGAGATGCGCGAAGGTACTACGGCTGCAAGTAATTCAGCTTTTCGCCGTGACTCGAACCCGATTATATCCTGAAACAAATGTGCATCTCCGGCCATGACGCTAACTTTGGTTGAATCAGTGTTAAACGCGAGCCGTGAACGTATTCCAAAGAATCTGAGCGCCCTCTGAACTTCACGCGCCCATGCTAGTTTCTCTCGCCCTTTACCGAAAGTTAAAGTCGGAGACTTGCCTTGCAGCCCACCGTCTCCATCAAATAAACCACGCAAATAGCTTCGAAGAAGCACACTGTCAGACCAAACCACGTCGGGGATTCTGTACTTCAAGTCCATCTTTATGGCTTGTTCACCGAGAGTTTTAGAACTCAGGTGATAGCGAAAAAGTTTCTTGTAGGGTTTACCATGCTTCGTTAATCCGCGCCCAGAATGGCGTTCGTCCACACTAACCGAACCAAGTAGCGCAAGTCCCCTGTCGATAAGCCTGCCGGATATATCGGCCTCGTGCTCGGCCACAAGCACCGTAACACCGACGCTAGAAACGCTACCATCACTCGCGATACGCCCCAGCAAAAAGCCAAGATCAGCACGATCTTCAATGTTGGCAAATGATGCTACATGGGCGTTGGCACAATTAGATGTGAAAGTTCGTGGAAACTTTAGATCGTCCGCGCGCCAGATCGGCTGGGTGTCAGACGCGACGCAATACATTTGGCCGTTAAGGTCTTCAGCACGAACCCAAGATTCGTTACCTTTCGTGTTGCGAACCAAAAATATATGATCGGGGCTGCACAATATCTCATGTCTCCCGCCGATATTTACACGAAGCTGACGTTTCTTACCACTTGGTAATACGCTTGCGCTTACGAACTTAGCACCGTCCCAAATTGAAACAGCTTGATTGACGACTGTCTCGATAGGTACAATGCCTCGATCTTCAAGCAGCACAAGGCTATCGCCGCTTAAGCACCCTTGGATCGGCGAGTTCACGGCTTGGCGCTCGGCCATCGAGGCGAACTTGCGATCCGGGTTGTTAATCGGCTTATGCAGCCGACGCTTGCGGCCGAGGATCGTCTCGACATATCCCTGCTGGTGTGCGAGCAGCTTCGATCCGTCGATCCACGCCTTCACGCGAGGATAGGCTTTGAAATACGCTTTGACGGCGGCTTGCGAACTGACTTCGGTCAAGAAGCCTTCGGTTGCGCCTAGCTCCTGAAGCCGGATGTTCACGGTGTCCATCAGCTTCGGCGCACCGATGCCGTAAGGGATACCGAAGTTGACGTTCTTGGCCGTAATACGAGGTGGCATGTCCTTGTCAGCTTCGAGGGCTGCAAGCGATATGCCGAACATGTTGTGGGCGGTCATCGAATGAAAATCTTCACCCGACATAAAGCCCGCGATCATCGCCTCGTCACCCGATAGGTGCGCGAGGATGCGTAGCTCGATCTGCGAGTAATCGAACGTCACGAGGACCATTCCCGGCGAAGGAACGAAACCACGCCGGATCACTGGACCGATGGCTTGCTTCGGCAACTGTTGAAGATTAGGCTTACTGCACGATAGCCGCCCGCTCACTGCCCCGATTGGCTTCAATGAACAGTAGATGCGGCCGCCTTCTACGAACGTCGGTAACTTGTTCACGAATAGCTTGCGGATCGTATCGTACTTCCGCCAATTCGTGATAAGCGGAATGACCGGATGCTCGTCCTTGATCTTCGCCAGCGCCCGCTTGTCGGTGCTGCGGTTGCTAAGGTCTGGGAGGTGAAGCCCATCGAACAGCGCGGATGCGAGTTGTTGCGGCGATCCGGGGTTTATATCACCGAGAACGTCCGTGACCTTCTTGAGAGCCTTTTGATACTCGTCCTCGATGGTCGGATACATTACGTCCCGATAGTAATCCCAGTCCCACTGAACGCCTTGCTTCTCGCCTTCGTAGAGAAGCTGGCTGTGCGGCATCTCCACGTCGTACATCAGCGACCACAGCTTCGGCTGCTGCTTCAGATGCTCGCGCTGAAACTCGGCCAGTGCGAACGTACCTTCCACGTCTTTGCCGAGATATATCGTCGCCATCTTCAGGGGCCAGTTGCCGAACTTACCGTCTTGCTTGATCTTGTAGTCCGGCCAACCCAGATACAGCGAAAGGTTATCTTCGAGGCCGTGATCGATCAGATTCTCGTCAAGCAACCAGGATGCAATCACGGCGTCATGCTCGATGCCGCCAATTTCAAGGCCAAAGGTGCGGCGAATCGCATGCTGGTCGAACTTGCCGTTTGCGACGTACTTCTTGATCGTCTCACTACTGAACACGTCGCCGAGTTCGTCTTGCATGACGCCACGGTCGAAGTTCTGCTCTGCGTAGATCATACCGTTCGGAATGATGTACGCCTCGTTAGCGACGAATATACCAGTCGCCACCACGCGGAACTCTGGCTTGTACCAGTGAAGCCCTGTCGTTTCCGTGTCAAACGAGAATAGACCAGTATCGCGACACGCCTGGGCGCACTCGCGAATCTGGTCGATGCTCGTAACGAAATGGAAGTTGTCCGGGACCACGGCTGTACGCTCGCGTTCGCGGAGAGACTTCAGGACCTTGATGTCGCCATCGTGACTCGGTAAGTCATCGAACAGTGCGACTTGGCCCTCAGCGACTTTTGGTTTTCGCGGCATTTTCGGCTACACGTTTGGCGTCACAAATCTTACAGGTGCCCTTAGCGCACTTGCGTCTGTGAACTGCTTTGAACAGGCGGACGAGCCCACCGAAGTCGTACCCCGGTAGGTCGTCCACGGCGACGATCTGAGCGTGTTTCAAGACCTAGAAGCGCGAACGACTCGCAGCCCCTTTGTCCTCGTCTTCGTCCCGAGCAACTGGCGTCACCGTGCTTGAATTGATGTACGCCTTAACTCGCTGCGTAGCGAGCAGAAGATCGGCCGGAAGGAGTTCTTCCATGTCCGGGATTTCGAGCGCCTTTTCGGCTTCGCCAAGAGCGCCCTTCGTGTCGTTCTGCGCAATCCACTTGTAGGTCGTGTCGAGCTTGAGGCCCTTACGCTTGATCTTGAAATCAAAGTTCGTGATGTCGGTGCCTGCCGGAAGTTCCTCGATCTGCGAGACAACTTCTTCGAGAGCATTACGTCCGTACTCGATTACCTGGACACGCGATTCGTTCTGGTCGCCGCGCACTCGCACGGGGATGAACGTCTTGACGGAACGCTTCGCTTCGCAGAGGCAAAGTGGGCACTTGTCCGGGTCTTTCTCCAGCGTTTCGGACAAGCAACGAGTGGACTTGAGCCCCTTGTTGAAGTCCTGGTGAATCGCCAGACACACCCATTCGTCTTGGGGCTGGAGGACGCGCACGACGGCACTCTCGCCGTCCTTTTCGAGCTTGAACGGCATGTAGCCGAGGCCCGTATTGTTCTTGTGATACTCTTGGGCTGCTTTGTATCCGCGCATTGTTGTTCTAGCCTTTTTGTTGTATGAGTTTTGCGGTTTGTACGATCTGTTCGTATGTCATCGCGTTTGGGTCTTTGGGTCCCACTGGGTACTCGGCCGCGACTGTCTTACAGCCGCCTTCGAGTAGCTTGGAACGAACGATAGCTTGGGCTGAGGTGCCCGCCTCGTCGTTATCAAGCATAAGCACAACCAGTGAGGGTTGCTTGCGAACGAGTTCCGCTACTTGACCTGAGTGTATGTCTTTTCCGCCGAGCGCGCAGGCCGAGAACTTCTCGAAGTGTGCGATCCGAAAAACTTGGTCGAGGGTCATCGCGTCTATCTCGCCCTCAGTCAACCATACCACATTCTGTGGCCTCACAAGGTTGAGTCCGAAGAGAGTCTTGCTAAGATCAGCACCGGGAGTGAACAAGTAACGTTTCTCATCCACGTTCCGCTTTTTGATCGCTACGAGATTTCCCGAACGGTCGAACCACGGGATCGTGATTGAGTTTGACTGCTTGTCGAATCCGATGTCAAATCTTCGCAGTGTGTCTTCGTTCAGTCCACGCTCGTAGAGATAGGGGTGTCTCCACGCATACTCTTCGAGGACAGACTTATCCGGCGGCGGACTCTTGGGAGCGCGCTCCGGGACTCCATCTTCTTCGACTCGAAGTCTAATTTTCCTGCAAAACTGGAGTATCTTCACTAGCGGCCAGCCAGTTAACTGGACTAGATACGTTGTGAAGTCTCCCTTCGCCCCGCACACGAAACAGCGAAACACACCGGGCTTGTCTTGCACATTCATCGAGAAGTTGGGCTTACCCGTGTCGTTGTGAAAGATGCACGGCATGACCGCTTCTTTCTCGGACGCCCAGTAGTCTACGTCAAGCGAATCGAGAGCTACGAGAACCATGTCCCCCGACAACATGCGCTCGATCTTCTCCTCCGCGCCAGCCGATGATGGTCGCATCAGAACACGCTCGACGGATCGCGTTCGATCAGTTGCTCTTGGACTTGATAAAGCACCGCTTGCACAACCTGATCGACTTCCTGATCGCCGTCGATCCGAACGTCCTCTTCGAAACGTCCACGGTCGATGTCGTGCCGCACGGAGATGAATCGCCCGCTCGGGCCGTTGCGGTTCTTGCGAACACCCATCAGCAGTTGCCCACCGACGCGCGCGAGTCCGATGGCGCGGTTCGCATACTGCTCGACGGAGCCAGACTCAGCCATGTGGTGCAGCGACGGAATGATGTCTTCGACCACGACCGCATCGCGGCGACGTGGCTGCTCGCTCGAACGATTCGCTTGGTGCGCGAGCCGGATCGGAATACCCGTCTCGACCGAGATGTCTTTTAGCTCGGCCATGACATTGATAATCCGCTTGCGGATGTCTTTGTCTTGGCGAACTGGCTCGATCAGCATCAGACCGTCGATGCATACGACGCCCGGCTGCTCGTGGCGAATGATCTGCATTACGTCAGCCGTGGTGAACTGCCGACCAATAGTGGACGGCTCGTAGAACAAGATCGGTTCGCCTTCGCTCGCATGCTTCATCGCTCGTGATCGGAACGCCTCAATCTCTTCGGAGTCCATGTCACCGCTAAAGAGGTCCATCGAACTGACATGCGTGACGTAGCTCGCGTAACGAGTTCCGACTTCGAATCGATCCATCTCTGGGCTGATAAAGGCAACCTTGACGCCAGCGCGTGAAGCGGCCAGCGCACCCCACAGTAAAACAAAAGACTTACCGATACCCGGACGTGCGAAGTAAACCTCGATCTCTCCTGGCTGTGTTCCCTTGCATACATCGTCCAGTAGGTCAAAGCCAAGGGTAACGCCCGTAATGCCAGATGCTTTCCGGCGTCGTTCAATCTCGTCAATAATCGGTTGGGCATCGCGTAAGTCTCCACTACTGCTGATCGCGCCGCCCATGTACGCAAGCATGTCGCGCGTCGCGTCACTCAGCGAAAGAATCGCTTCGCGCGGGTTCGTATCGCACTGTGCCTTGATCGTTTCGAGATGCAGCGCGATCTTCGCTTCGATGAGGTCTTGCTCGACTTCATCGCGTAGCCAGTGCGCGGTGACACCCGTGTCTGAAAACTCGAAGCCGGGGAACTGCTCTACGAACGTCTCGCGGTTGGGGTACTGGCCGTTCTGTTGGTGATAGGTCTTGAGAAAGTCCCATTCATCTTCGAACGACTTGAAGTATTCGTCGCGCAGATCGCGTGGCGCAATCTCCTGCGCGATCACGAGACGAGAGAGAAGTTCGGCGACTCTCAAAGTGAAATGTACTTTCCTGTCTTGAGGACTTCGGCAAGGTTGTCAGGGATCGTTGCCGTAGGCGAGAGCGTAACCACCGTCATCTTACGGTTATTGCGTCGCGTTCGAAGAAGGCTCGCGATGTTGTCCTCGGGCGGCAGGTCGCCAATCTCGGTGAGCGTGAGGTATCGACATGCCTCCATTACGATATTGAAGTCGTCGTCCTCATCGCTGCGCCGGATCGCGACCTTGTAGCGAGTCATCGCCAAGCCCGCTTCGCTCATGTAGAAATGCAGATCGTCGGGCAGCGCGAGTTGTACGGACTGGGCTAGGTGGTAGCGCGCGAGATACGCCGCCGCGCCTGTGCGCTCGATTTCCGAGCCACCCGAAATGGTGAGCAGTGTCGTCGGCGTCGTCAGCCACGCCTTATCAAGTGCGGGCTCGACGGCCAACTTAGCGGACTGGGAAACGGGAAGCGTGGGGATTTGACACACACGATGCCAGTCTTCAAGTTCAGTGGGCGTGAGTCTAATGCTGTTCACTGAAAATCTCGCTCACCGTCCGCCCCTTCGGTTTCTTGTTCTTGAACTTCCAAGTTGGAGCGAAATGCTCGACGCGGTATGAAGTGCAGGGCCCATCCCAACTGGGCCAAGGATGCTCCTGAAAGTTACGGAACGCGGCTTCAACAAGTTCGATGCCTTCAGCGCCGGGGAACTGTCTGGCTAGGAGGAGCCAGCGTTCGCGATCCCTGGCTGTACGCCCGAGTGTAACACCATTCAAGGCATCAAGGCGGTCAGCCATAGCTTCCGCATCAGGAGTCAGTGCCGTGCGCTTCTCTTTCTGCTTTTCAAGTTTAGCCGCAATCCCGGTTGAAAGACCGTCACGTTTTACCGTAGCTTTTCCTGACACTCGTGGTTGAATATCGTCGTCTTCCGAGACTCGCTTTACTCCAGTAATCTTCAAATCGGCTGTTCCTGTATCTGTTCTTTCTCTGTTATATGTATAGGGGTCCGCCACGGCGGACTTTTCAGTCCGCGACGGCGGACTTTCTGGTCCGTCTAGGCGGACTCCAGTCCGCGACGGCGGACTCCCGTCGAAGTCCGAAAAGATGAAGTATCGGCCTGGTCCGTTTCGCTCGATCCAGCTTTCCTCACGCAAGAACTTCAAAGCGTCGAAGATCGCGGTCTGCTTCAGTCCAGTGTATTCTTCCAGTGTCTCGATAGTGGGCCACGCCTCCCCATTTCCGTTCGCGCATGCAGAAAGAGCCGTGAACACCTTCAGTGGGGTGCCCGGCATCTTTGCGGCGGAGAGGGGAATCTTACCAAACCTCATCTAGTCTTATTTCGTCTTATCAAGTCTTATCTCGTCTTACTCCCTCAGATAGCACGAAAGGGGAGGCTTGTTTTTTCGCCTTCCCCCTTTCGCTACTGAGCGTCGATCACAATCGCTACTTACCCGAAACCACAGCCCTTGACGTTTAGTTAGAGTGTGAAGTAAGTATTGTGGGAGTGATCCACGATAGCAGTATACACCCGCCGTCAAGATAGAGTTGCACTAGACTTATGTTCATCTCCGAAATTACGTTCTCTCTCGGAAACTCCATGCCACTGGAGGTTATCACACGGCACCCCGATGATCGGTACGCCAGTGTGAAACCCCACGCTAGCGCGAAGGTCTGCTTCGATCCCCACGAGTGCGATCCCGAAACCGAAGCTGGTCAAGCCCTCATCAATCAGGCTTTTGACAATCTCTTCGGGATCGTATTGTCCAAGGTCGTCCAGTTCAAGCACGAGTTCGAAGAGTTCGCCAAACCCACCTAGTCTGCTATACTAGGGGAACCGCCCCAACTCGAACTATAGTTAGGATCATTAGAGTATGTCCGCAACAGGTGGAAGCATCAGTGGTGGCCCGTACCGGGTAGACGTTACGCCGCAGGTACCGACGTTCTATGCGCTGCCGGACGCCAAAGCCCCGGACGCCACCGCGTCTAGCGCCCCGTTCACCCTCGTCGGTGATACGTCCACGGCGCAGATCGAAGTGACTCAGGGCTGGCCGCACGTCCGCCCGAATGAGTCCCCGGCTCGCGTAGTTACCCCGGTCTAAACCCGGACCAAAGCGGTGGAACGACACCCTCAGTGGCGGCTGCTGGACATCGTTCTGGCATCCGTCGCTGTTGCATCCGCGATGACAATCATCCAGATCGAGCAGCGTCCGCACAACTGGCGGGAGATGAACTTTTGGGGCGTCCGTGATCGTGGTCGCTGCCGTCGGTGCGGGGTCGCCCCAAAGGATCACGACGGACTCCCACGGCCCTGTTTAGAACTTTCGGCAAAGGTCGAGCAAGACTTGGACTAGATTCGGAACTTTTGGTGAGAGTCCGGCAGGACTTAGACCAGAGTCGGCGAATAGAGACACAGCGGGTCCCCGCCTGTTAAAAGGTCACGACGTGAAAGCGTTCGTGGCCTTCTCTATTTTCTGAGGTTCAATGGTCAGTATTCACCGAGAAGGCGACGTAGCCAGGATCGATACAGACGGTCTAAGCCCCGCCATGCGTACCGTGCTAGTTGGGCTTGCCCAGTTAGACTGGGAGCGTCGGCAGTTCATCATGCCCGCGACCCGACTGCCTCGGTTTGTACGCCAGTTCGGGCGCTCTGCGTTCGACTTGTCTGCGTTTCAGGACATCGAGGAGCTTCGACCGTACTGGGTCCCGCACATCGCTGAGGGCTTCGCGCCGTACCTCCCGACCTACACCGCGATCAATGACCCCATCTACGCGGGAACGGATCGAGATTTCCAGGCGGTCGGCTCGACCTTTCTGATCGATCACGAAGCCTGCATCCTCGGGGACGAGCAAGGGCTCGGGAAGACCAAGCAATTCATCGACGCCGTTATGTACGTTGCCCCGCGCGAAGCCCATAGGCCCGGCTACGATCCCGTCTATCAGGTCTTGGTAATTACGCGCAAGAGCGTGGTAGATGTCTGGCTTGACGAAATCGCGCGCTTCGCGCCGTCCGCCTATATCGGAGACTTCTCCAGCGCCGCCAAGATCGCAGAAACTCCCACGACCGACGACCCGGTGCAGTTCTACGTCACGACGTTTGAAACGATGTCTGCCTACAGCGAGATGTTCGGGAACTTCGGCTTCGATTGGGTGTGCATCGACGAAGGCCACAAGATTAAGTCCAATCCGATGGTTAAGCAGGCTGCGGTCGCGATTAACGTCCACGACATCTGGGCACCTCGTCGCACGATCCTGACGGCTTCGCCCATGACGCTCGGGCCGGAAGATGCGTGGAACCTGTTCCACTGGTTGGAAATCGACACGCGCCCGTGGGAGCAGTTCAAGTCCGAGACGATCAAGATTGATCTTGAAAAGTCGAGCAAGAATCGATTCAGCGTAGACTACATCCCGGCCGGGCTCGACACGATCCGCGAGATGTTCGAGAAGTACATGCTCCGTCGCCTGAAAGCCGATGTAGTCAACCTACCGGGTAAGATTCCACGCACAGTCGATTACGTCTTAAACGCAGAAGAGACGGCGCGTTATCTCCAGGCCGAGCAAGAACTTCTATACCTCGCGCATGAAAAGTACGGCGGCGACGTTCGTAAGATTCCGAACGATCACGTTCTGGTTTTGAGACTTAGGCAGATCACATCTGCGGCTAAAGTTTTAGTTGCTAAAGCAATCGCAGAAACTCACGCTCTCTCTGCGAAACTGATAATATATTCACAGTACCGCGACGTGATCGATGACCTTGCTCGCGAACTGAAGCCGCTTAATCCCGTGGTCCTCACTGGGTCAACCACCAAGCGCCGCGAGGTCGTTAATACGTTTCAGTCCGAGGACTGGTGTCGTGTCTTCATCGGATCGACTCCCGCATGTCGCGAGGGGATCACGTTGACTGCCGCTACGCACGTCGTCTTCGTGGAAAAAGAGTGGTCCCCTAAGTACACCGAGCAGGCCATCGACCGGGCTCACCGGATCGGGCAGACCGATCCCGTGACCGTCTGGACGATCAATACGCTGATCGAGGACGCGCAGGGACACCGTAGACCCACCATTGACCTCGGCGTCGAGTTAAACGCCAAACGTAAACAGAGAAACATCCAGAGGGTTTTAGCTAGTGCCTAACTTTGAAGAGTTGCAATCCCCGCTCATCAGCATGGAGCAGTTGGCGAAGTATGTAGGACGCCATGTCCAGCTACTTCGACGTTATTTTGCCGAAGGTGCCCTTCCAGAGCCCGAATATCGGGTCCAGCACAAGCGTAAGCTGATCCGACGTTTCACCCGCGCGGAGGCAGATCGCGTGAAGGCCGTGTTTGATAATGTCGGCTACGGCACCATCGCCAAACGCAAGAAGAACGCCGCGCTGACCCGTCGCGAGCCGCTGATCGAGAGCAAGGCCGATGACGCCGGAACTCAGTAGCCTTCTGTTTATCGCGACGCTCGTCGCGCTTCTCTGCTACAAGCTTGGCTTTTACCACGGTCGGGCTCACGCTACCCAGACTACCGCGCCCAAACGGGACTCCAACGGAAGGTTCACCAAGAAAAATGTCCGCCGCTAACCCTACCGACAACGAAAAGGCCATCGGTGGCCTTGTAATCGCACTCTGGGCGCTGATCTTCGCGTTCGTCATCCGGCCGTATTGCTTCTGCCTGGTCATCGGCCACGTTCTCGGCGGGATTCACGTCTCGTACTGGGACGGATTATTGCTCGCGATCCTGGTCGGCGGACCTGTGTCTGTCTCGAACAAGAAGTGACGGAGCCCGAACTCCGGGGGCTCGCCGCAGAGTGGCGAGAACTCAAAGCAGCCCAGGCCAGACTCTCCGAGAAGGAAGGCCGACTCAAGAAAGAGTTAACCAAGGCCCTCGGCGATCAGGCCGCGATCCCCATCGCGATCAGTGATCGGGAGCGTTACGTCTTGAAGCGGGTCGAGCGTGATAATCGAAAGCCAGACCTCGTGAGGCTGGCGCAGATCGCACTAAAGAAGGGCGTTCCAAAGGAACAGTTCAGCCTGACCCTTACGGAAGCGGACGCCGTGACTCTACTGGAGGACGGAACCCTGGATCGGGCCGACTACGAGGCCGTACTCAAGGGCAACGTCACTTCGTATGTCGAGATGCGCTTGCAAGAAGTCGAATCGGATGATGGCACCGCGTAGAGCTTACGCGCCCGGTAGCGGGACTCGATAGCGTTGAACGCCTGAGCCTCCGCGATGTCCACGAGCCGAGCCATGCACTCTAGCTCGACTAGCATGGGCGCGAACCTTCGCAGTGTTCGGATGGTTTTCCGGTAACGATGCGTTCCATACGCGAATTGTATCGAACACCCAAGGAACAACCGCAACGGTCGCACACAAGTTCGAAACTTCCGTCTGACTTTGGGTTCGTCGTGGCCTGGATGTGTGATTCGTACATTTTGAAAGCCTCCTTACGAGACTCATAACAAGACTTGAAAGTCAGTGATTGCACTGAAACCTAGTCTTTAAAACTAGGATTATGAGGAACGTAAAGGAGATGCAACCAAAATGGCTACATTCGTAATCCAGGTCCTGGAGCCCGGCAAGAAGAACCGCAAGATGTATGCGGGCGGGGGGTCAATTAACGACCAAGTGGATTCACGCCAAGCAATATCGCGTGACCGACCCGCAATCGCAGTTTGAGGTCGATTCCCTCGTCTCGTGGATGAACGATCACAATCCTGACTTCGAGTTTCGAACCAAAGACATCACCGGAACCGGGCACGATATGTACCGCAACGAAGCGGCCTAGATCGTCGGGTCGGGAGCGACTGCTTTACGCGGTCGCTTTGCCACTTTCTTTGGCTCAGGACGCACGGGAGACTTGCCCAGGGTAGGAATACTCGTAATCTCGTCTACGAAGCCCTCAGCGAGAGCTTCTTCGGCTGAGACGTAGAAGTCTTTGCCGTCCACGAGCTTTTGATAATACGAGATGGGGCGACCCGTTCGCGCCGACAGAACCTCGTAAATCTGCTTCTCCAGCTTCTTGGAGAACAACGCATCGCGGAGATGGTTGCTCGTCGCATCCGCCGACTTACCGTACTGCGATTCGTGCATCATCATGCCGCCCTGCGGATCGATGGATCGGTGATCGCAGAACTGCACGATGTCGAAGGCGGCCGACAGGGCAAACCCCGTGACGTGCGCGTTCACGACGCGGCCTTCTCGCCGCATCCGCGAGATAGCACCGATGACCGCGAGGCCGAGCCCAACGTCGCCGCCGACCGACGAGATTTCAAGAGTAATGGGCTTGTCAGGCGGGAGTACGAGGTGAACCCGCTCTAACCGCGCCAGCAGTGAGGAGCCCATCGTTTGGCCGTCGTTGCTCGGGTCTTCTTCGTCCAGCATACCGACGAACGCGACGATGCCCTTGTCTTCGTTCGAGGGAGTAAACGCTTCTTCTGGTAGAAGCGCCACGAGCTTCGCCGCGAGCGAACGATCTATGTCGGCGCTCTCAGCCGTCATCGTCTGGATGAACAGGTCGATCAGCTTGGCGCGGGTCGAGAGTTCCTCAGCCATTTTATGCCGCCATCTCCGTTCTGTCAAAAAGGCTGAACTGCGTTCCGACCGCAATCGTGTGCCGCTTTGCGGAATTACAGCTTATGCACAAGCCTTGAATGTTGTGGATGAAATTATTGCCTCCGCGCGCAAGCGGAATTATGTGATCGCGTTGTAGCTTTGCTTTCACGCCGCACCGGGCGCAACAGCCATTCTGTGTTGCGATGACGGCCTGCCATTCTTGCAACGAATGTGAACCAAAAGCGCCAAGTCGCGCAGCCCGGCGACGCGCACAAATCGCCCGCCATTCATCCGGGTGCGATCTGATCCAGGCTTGGTTTCGGGCACGTTCTTTATCGCGATTAGTGGCGTATTCGGCTTTTCGTTTTATCTGATACCTTGACTTATGCTTACGATAGTGTCGGGCACACTTCGCGCGTGATTGTTCACGAAACGTATCAGTCTTACTGTAGATCGTTCTGCGTCTATGACTATCGCAAGTTTTGCAAAACGCTTCTCCCGCGAGTTTTATGTGCCCGCATTTTCGTGGATGACCTACGGGTATCATCACGATGCAGCGTCATAGCCGTAAGTAGAGACGATACCTTCCGTGAAATCTCGCACCTCGAAATGTTGTCCTTGATATAAAGCCGCGCCTTCGACTATATGAATGGGATGAATCTGGTGCTTAGATTCGCCACCGAAATCGATCCACTCGAAGTGGATGATCCCCTGGAGCCAGTTCGTGCGCGCCTGATCGGACGGCACGGAGGTCTGCATGAGGCGACGCTTGCTCGTCGTGGCGTCTGTCCGGCAGAGGCAGCCAGTATCATAAGTCAAGTATTCTCGACGCCCCGCGCTTGAATGGACGACGTGGGTCGTAGCCTGTCCTAACTTATGCAAATGGCCGTGAATAACATTAGCCGCAAACTCTTTGGCCTTCGGCGGGGCGTGCATCAGCGCGAGGTCGTCCAGGACGTAGTACGCGCCGCCCGGATACTGACCTGAGAACTCGATCCCTAGCTCGTCGTAGCGGAGCAAGAACTGCTCGCTGAAGACAGGCCATTCGGTTGGGTCGCCCGGACGTTTTGCTCGCGTAAGGCCAAGCGATTCGCGGTTGTATTCGAGGAGGAAGACTTCCGGCCGGATCGCGTGGTTCGAGCCAATCTCGACCTTCTTCGCGCTCGACGGGGCAGCAGCGACAAAGCGCGCCTTCCACTCGTAGCCCGCTTGGATCGACGGTTGCGCGATCCCGAAGAATTCGGGGCGCTTCTGCCAGCGACTAATCCAAGAGAAGTCCACCCAGTCGCCGATGAAGCCCATGAACTCCGGCTGGATGGAACCGATGATCTGCCGAGTCACTTCCATCGCCATCGGATCGTGGATCGGTTCGACCTCACCACTCTCAATGTCGCGTAGGTAGCCAATCTGCGCGTCGCTAATGATAATGCCCTGATGGACCTTACGCATGATGCGCGGCGCGTCGTTGTATACAATCGTCGTCGGAGTAGCTGGCTGGACGAGCGGAAACTCGGGCGACGGGGGTATGATCCGCATCGCCTTCTTATAGAGGCCATGCTCCTCCCACTCACCGTCCTTGTTCTTGATACCGCCGCCCCACTCCGAAATATCGACGTGCTTGACGGTGCCGATGGACTCGACATCAATTGAGTTGTTGTCGATCAGTTCTTGAAGGCGGTTCGTCCGTTCGGGAATTGACCTTTCAAAAACAGTCGGGCGATTCGATGTGCCCGCGAGCCGGATGCGAGCGATGCGCTTCCGCACTTGAGACGCAGAAAGGCCCACGACCTTTGCGGTCTGGGCAGCATCTTGTTCCAATGCAGTGTATGTTTTAAGAAGCTCGGCATCGCTAACGATGTAGCTCGGAGTCAAGTCCAAGGTATTTCTAGCCTTTACTTAGCGGGGTTAGTCGGCGCGGGGGGCGTGACCGGAGCGTTCGTTGAGGCCGAACGCGGATTCACGACCGACGAGACATAGTTGTGGAACAGGCCCACACCAATGACATACGCGACTGCAGCGACTGGGTGCGCCGTCAAGTACGCCTGAGTTCCGCCAGTCGGGTTCGTGAGAACCGTATCGACTGAATTAGCCGCCGCAGCCAAGGCTGCGCCAGCGATCTGCGAAAACAGAGTCTTGAGAAAAGGGTTACTGCCAATAGAGTTCCAGATAGACACGGAAAGTCCTTCCTTTACTCCCTTAGTGTATCAGGAACCGTGGAGACAAGGGTAGTCTCGGCGGCGTCAAACCGGACTTGACTTAGCAGAAGACCAGAGAACAGTCCCGAAAAGTAGACTAGCGCCAGAGTCGTACCAATCTGGACCCACTCGTGACGGGTGAAGTGGTGGAACTGATCCACGATGATCGCTGCACCCACGAGCAGCAGAATGATAATCCCGAGGACCGCGCGCTGAATCCCTACCAGTCGTCGCTGGGCGATACGGGTGGGGGCGTCTCCGTAGGCGGTTTGGATGAAGACGGGTTCCGATTGTCCAGGTCGAATCGGATCGGGAAGAGTCTGCTTTTGACTTCCAGACTGATGCGTAGGCCCTGGAGCAGCGAGAGCCAACTGCCGTTCCCGAGGACGCTGACCCCAATCATCAAACCGAAAAGTTTCAATAGCACTGGCCTGTCCGCGTGTTCCCATATCGTCTCGTAGAGAACGCCGCCGATTCCAACCACTTGAGCTAGAATCAGCACCCACTGACGCACCAAAGTTATGAGTGCCATTAGCCCATCCCAGGACGGTAGAAAGTGAAAGCATACACTTATCCTTGAAGTGCAAGTTTGTAAGAGCGGATTAGAGTGCGGAGCGCGTTTCCGCAGATCGTCGCCGAGTCAGCCGTCACTGGTCCCGGTACGAACGCTGCGAGGTCCCAACGCTCTACATCGCCTATGGGAGACGGACCATAGGGCGTATATGCGGCTGGCGTACCCGGAAGGTTCGCAGCCTCGGCGTGAGTCAGCACGTTGACTTCGCCGTAGAACGGGTCAGTATCTAATGATAATCCCGAGATGTCGATGCCGTACTTCGTCGCGACCGCAGCCGCCGCAGCGCAAAGCCACGTCAGCCCTTCGACCGTTACGCCGTCCGGGCCAAAGTTGTCTGCCGTTGCGCCGTCCATGCCATCGAGCGCGATCCCGACACCGCCCGTATTGCGGTGATAGGTATGTTCGGCGTAGCCGTTAGAATCGAACGTGGATCGGGCGTTCTTGCGAACGTCCGTTGAATGATTGATCGCGTAGTGGCCGTTCGATTCCGTTATGACGAAGTTGTAGGCCGCATCGACGCAGCCCATCGCCTGGACTGACCAGTGCAAGTAGATGCGCGTCAGATCGGGATCGGCGTAGTCTACGTTGGATCGATTCCCCATGTTCACATCGGGGAGCGTAGCCATGAACGCCTTCGCCGCTGCGAGGATCGCAGGATCGACGGGGGCTTTCGGATCGAACGCCCCTAATGGAAAACTCATGCCGCCAACCTCGCTTTGACGGATTCACTGATCCGCGCTCGCGTTACGTCTGAAACGGCATGACCTTTCAGAGTCGCTGCGATCCTGGCACGGTATTCTGGAGTGCTGCGTTTGCGAGCGGCTTCGGCCATTCTCTCACGGGTTTCCGCAGACTTAGGTCGGCGCGATGACGGCTTCGATACTCCGCGTTGGGCAAGTGCGATCTTCGCACGGCGCTCGGCGGGCATCGGGCCGTGCTTTACCCCGAGGCAATTTCCGGCTATCTTCGCCTCGTTGAACGCGGGCCGGAGTGTGTCCAAGAATAACTGCTCACGCGCCAGTAGGTCGGGACTTGCACACGTCTCAAGAATGACAAAGCCGAACGCATCGGGACCATACTTGTCCCAGGCGCGTTGGAGGAACGCCGAGTGATGAAGCCCCTTACGCAGATCGCGCTTATGCCGCAGCCAGCGATCTTCGACGCTAACGCTCGATCCGACGTACTGCCGACCTGTTGCGAGATGCTGTATCGCGTAAATGCCGCTAGTTTTCATATCTAGGGCCACACAACGTCCAATTTGACGACTCCGCCCTGGGCCTGAACCCATTTAACGAAAGGTACAAAGATTTGTTCATTGTCGTGGTTTTGCAGGCGCAAGCAACCGAATGTGTACTCAAACCCTTGGTACATCGCGAACGGGTCGGGAAGATCGGAGCCGCCCCCGTGGATGCCGATACCGCCGCGTCCGTGGATCGCGAACGAGTGCTGATCGGAATCACCGAGCGGGGTGAACCAGCAGCCGTAGGCCGGATCGTCGCTGTTGTTGAGATGGACCTGCCCGTCCGTAAGGCGCGTAGCGCACGGTTCCGGGGCCATGACGGCGTAGTTCGTGCCCGGCGGGCACTTGCAGTCGTGGCCGTAGACATCCTCGCCCTGGGTGATCGTAGAGTCGTCTACGCCCACGTCATGGCAAGGGACAGTATGAAGCAGACCGTCCGGCTTCCCGAGGGCGGCCGCTCCCTTGATGAACATCTTCAAGACGCGCGAAGCGCCGTTGAACACCAAGTGTCCTTCGATCATACTATCTCTTGATTTGAAAACTAGAGTGAGGCGGTACTCTTAGTCTACCATCAAGAGAGAGTCAAGTGTTAGCTAAACACTCCACAGGCGGGGTGTTCCGTCTCCGGCGACTTTTCGATCAGTATCAATAGTATAGCGGAGGTCTTTGATCTGTACGATATTCGAATCGGTGAATAGGCCAATGCCCATTCCCTCGGTAGTGAAATTGAGAGATAGTGGTCCGCATAGAGTAGAGTACCCGTTGTAACTTAGGTACATCAATACCGTCCCATCGCCGCAATCTGTCAAGGTGATGCGAAAGTAAACGTACTGATTTGAAGACGGCGGATACTGAGTATCGTCATTAACGGAGTTTGTGTATGTCGCGGTACCGCTCGTAGGGTCTCCGGTATATGTATAAAATACGTCGGCTCCGGTACCAGAATCGCTTCTACCAATTACGATAACGCCGCCAGTCGAGTTACCCATTAAAAGACCAAAGGCACCCGTTCCGCTGTTGGACTTCATCCAGCCATCCATTACGACTGTTGCGCCGACGGCATATGCGGCGGTTTGATCTGCGAAGATGGCTCTTATCCCGCCAGAAGTGGTTCCGGGCGTAACGATGTACGTTCCATCGCTTTGCAGTACAGAAGACGTAGCGTGGGTGTTGAACGTAAGCGGTGTTGAAGTTATTCCGCCACCACCGCCCCCGCCCGCCGCTTTAAGGTCAATGTGACCAGCCGACGGAGTGATCGTTACCGAACTGTCTGACGATCCGAGTGTGATCGCACCCGTTTCGCCTGCAAGCGAAGTAACGCCCCCGCCCCCACCACCGCCTGCGACTTCGAGAGTGATATTGCTACCGCTGGACCCAATGGTAACGGAACTATCGGGCGACGTAATGGAAACCGCACCAGTCTTGGAGTTAATTGAGCTAACGCCGCCACCGCCACCTGCCGCTTCAAGGTGAATGACGCCGCCGGACTCAGAGATCGTAACGCTAGAGTCGGGAGAATTGAATGTAACGGCTCCCGTCGCACCCTGTACGCTCTTGACGGCCGCTTCAAGGTGAATGTCCGAGCCGGACGGCGTGACCGAAATCGAAGAGTCGGGCGAGTCAATAGTCAGCGCGCCCGCTTCACCGTTGACGGACTTGACGCCGTTGTTCTCGATGTTTATGTCGGTGCCGGAAGCCGTGACCGTAAGCGAGCCGTCCGTCGATTCAATCGTCAGATCGCCCGTAAGTCCATTAAGCTCACCAACGCCACCACCTACTGCTTCTAGATGGATCGTATCCCCGGTCGAAGTGATCGCTATCGACGAGTCGGGCGAGTCGAGTACAACTGCACCAGTCTTCCCCTGGAGGCTAGAAACGCCCGCGCTCGCTCCCGTCACGGACAAATTGATACTTTCGCCCGTCACGGTAATATCTACCGAAGAGTCAGTAGACTCAATCGTGACATCCCCTTTAAGGGTGTTGAGGCTCGTAACAGCGACGTCAGTCAACGCGCCACTTTGAAGGGCAGATGACGGGATGCTACCCGGTTGGTAATTATTCTTCCCGATACCGCCCTGAACGCGCAGGTCTTTGTTTCCGATGATGCTGCCGTTTTGAACACTGAAGCGCCAACCGGGAATGACGCCATTGTCATACGCCGGAGGCAGCCCCTTTACTACCTGGAGGCCAGGACCGCTCGGGCCCGTTCCAAACGATTCGTTTTGATTCTGGGCAAAGACGACGTGGTACGTCCCGTCGCCTGATTCTAAACTCGAACTGTCCTTCAACGGCAGCGTGATGTTACTGCCGCCCGTCGATACCGTCGTCGTGCCGCCGTAGAATACGCCCGTCGGGGGCGTAAAGGTAACGGTCGGGGGCGTCGTGCTACTGTCGTTAGATACATAATCTAAGCCAGCCTGGAGGTATGTTTGCGATACCTTGGTCGAGTTCGCCGCCGCCGCTTGTTGCGATTGTTGTGTCGTCGCTGCGGCACCGATAGCTGCGTAATATGCCTGGTCAATGTATGGGCGCGGCGCGGTGAACGAAACCTCTTGTTCGATGCGGTCCCCGTCTTCGGACTGGCCGAAAGACGTTACGACCTGAATTACGCGCACTTGCTTGACGTTTTGAGGGTGCGTCGTAGAGATTTCGTTTGTACCGATGATAAAGGTTTCGCCCGTATCTTGAATACCCGGTTCCATGATCTGGAGCCACTGACCGGATCGCATTTGATCGGTCGGCGCGAACTTCTTGAACGTCCCTTGCGGCTGAGGGTAGCCGTTCATAATCAGGTACGCGGTCGCGTAGTTCGAAAGCGAAGCGGTTGAAATCAGGCTCGTGTCCGTAACCTGCTTTTGACGCAGCCCGTAAAGACTGATCGACGTCGAGTCCTTGAACGGCCCGTAGACCGTCAGTCCAGTCGTTGGGTCTTGTCCGCCGTATAGCGCGATTTGATTTGCGAGGTCCGCCGCTGAGTTCTGGATCGAGTAGTCGTACATCGTGGAGTTTTTGTACTCCGGGAAATACGCTGATGCGATCTTACGCGCGGGCGTATAATACGACTCCGTTACGAGTGCGGGGTCTTGTTGGGGCTGAATGATAAGTTGCGGCAGTCCGTAACGGGTGCCACGCACCCACCATTCGTACAGGTTTCCACTTTCGTTCAGGACTTGCTTTACAACGGTATCAATACATTGATCTAACCCCGTACCGTCGAAACTGATCGCATCCAAACCGATAGGCATCGAAGCGACGAAGCTCGTCCCGAAATGTTCAGAGTCGAGATATGTCGTGATGAGGTGAAGGAGATACTCGTCCGCGTATTCGATCCCGTTATCGACGCCATTTGACTGTACGCCAGGGGATAGCGTTTCCGTGACAATCGCACGGGACATGAACGTAGACCAGCCGTCCGTAATAACGGTAATCGAATCATGGTCGTACTCGTCATCGTCTTGGGTTTGATCGAACTCTGAAACGTAGCCGTCGTACCACGGATCAATAGAATCGTTCAAATAGAATTGAACACGGTAATCGTAGTTTATCCAGCCCACATCTACGAAGTTACGCGGAACCTGGAAGGTGCCAGAACTAGAGCCGCCGTTGACAATATCCGTGAACGACCCTTGCAGCGCATCCACGATAACGGTGATTAATTGTCCCGACGTGTTGAAGACGTAGATTGCGTAGGTTACATAGTCACCCTGCACGCCGAGATTGTCCAGGACTTCTTTGACAATATCGAGTGTGGGGCGCGCTGGGCTCGTGCGGGTGAACTGCGACGCTTTTGCAGTAAAGACGGAGGTTGTCGTTTGGCTTCTTGAATACTGACCCGCAAGGACAATAACTTCGTCAGGTTGAGGCGTAATAGGCGTTGGCAAAATATGACTCTATTCGTAACGCATCAAAATATGAGCACCCGCCGGATTAGACGGGGACTGTGCCGGATTTGACGTTAAGACCATGTAGTTATGATTGACCCCATCGTACATCGGAAGCGTTTGCGCGACGTAGGATGTGAAATCGGTTCCGAGATAACACGCGAAGTTCAGGCCCGGTACGCATGGATAGGTATTAAAGTAACCAGGGATCGCGACACCAATCTTTGACCCGGTTGCCATCGTCGGCAGCACGCGATTTAATGCAAGCGGCCAGTACGGCTGTGCAGTTGAAAATGGACCTCCAGCGCTTGTCGCTGGTAGCATGCCGATATTAACGGAGGCTGTGTTAGCGCCGTTACTGCAGAACGCAAATAACAAACCCGCTGAAGAATCAGACCCGTCAAGATTCTTCGTTCGCTCGAAGCCCCATACGGCCGAATTGAAGACGTTCGGTCCGTCATTGTAGGCCATGCAGAATCTATTCGTATCACCAGAGAAATACGAATTGAGGCTCACACCGAGCGTACCGGAACTCATGTACGCGCCCCAATTGTAAGTGTCGGTTAGTTGTGTCCCAGTAAAATTACCAGCGCCGTCCGTTGCCGTTCCGAACGTCACTCCGAGATTAGTCTGAGAGTTGTTATAACTGAAGGAAGCTGCCTGGTATTCTATTTTTATGAAAAACGGTGCAGTAGCCTGGAGGGAGTCCCCAAACTTCCACATCTGATAGCCATAGCTTGTGGCGTCGCTCCACGTTAAAGACGACGGCGTGCATTGACCCGTGTCGCTAGTTTGAACGAGCCCTGCCGCCGCAAGCTGGTTTGCGATTGTGCTATAGACTGACTGAAGCTGCGCCGTATTACCGACGTTTGTAGGCAGGCTGATTTTGTGTGCAATACTCATATGACTATTCCCAACGCATCATGATATGGGTCGCCGAGTTACCGCAGGGTCCGCCTGCATATCCACCCGCAGCCCCAAAACCACTATAGCCATTCTGTAACGGCAAGTATGTATGCGACGCACCGTAGAGTTCAAACGATGTCGGAGTGTAAACCGGATAATCCGACCCGTAATAAAGAAGAACTCCAAGGCCGGGGTTATACGGAATGAAATTGAAAGGTACGCACTGTAACGTACCGATATTCGTTTCGTTGTTGAGTGTGGAGGAGTTGTAGTTGAACTGCGTATTCCACACGGGCTGATAACCCGCAACTGGGCCAGAGAACGGAAGGACCGTGCTTACGAGTCCCCCGGCCGGGCGCGTAACGTCGGAACTACCATCACCATCTCCTACGCAGGCTTGAATGATAATCCCGTCGCCCGTGTCGTTGCCGCTTGCATCCTTCGTGCGTTCAATGTTCAGGAAATAGTATGCAAAAATATTCGGGCCTTCGAACAATGCGAGGCTTAGTCTGTTCGTATCGCCCGAGACGTAACAGTTCGAAATCTCACTATTGTCGTGCGATCTCGTTCCGTTTGATATTGCTTGCGGTAGACCCATGACTTGCCCCGCAGCGTTTGGGGCCGTACTAATAGTGAACGTATAGCCGAGGACGAATCCGGTCCCGCCGACGGCACCATAATCTATGCGTAAGTGAACGGGGTACGTTGCTTGGAGACTGTCGGCGAATGAAAATAACTCATAGCCATTGACTTGACCACCTGTCCAGTCTATCTGTCCGGCGGTCCCGTCCTTGGTAATTCCCACGCTCGTGATATTGGTCCCAATGCGCGAGTTGGTTGCCCATCGCGACGTTAGTGAGCAGTCGGCCCAGACCTGAAATGCTGAAGTAGACATAATCCTATAGCCAAGTATTCAAGTAAGAGATAGAGACGCTGAAGTTTACGTTCGGATCGCCACCAACGCACCCAGCTTGAAGCGTCGTTGGCTCTGCGCCGGGGGAGATGAACGGGAAGAAGTACCGGAAATCCAAGTTATTTTGGAAATCGGACGGTTGAATATAGATCATACCATTTTGGGGCAGTGCACCGGACGGGGTGTAAACTGCGCCACGCGAACGATATTCTGGGCGGGGATCGCACGTTACGACGAGGGTATCGCCGCCCTTGAGTGAGAGTTGCGAGAACGTAACGATAATGTGTTCGCCGCCGTAAGTACACTCAACATAGGGGCCGATTCCGCACACGACATTGGGCGCGGAAAGCCCCGTGAAGGTAAAGACCGGGAACGATAGAGTGTTTCCCTGGTGGGTTGCCGTTACGATGTACGGATCGAGCGTGCTTTCAATGTTAACGGGGCCGTAGCTCGTTGCGGTGATTCCGTAATAGCGAGGATCATCGGCGATAAACTTTAGATCGTAATCCGCATAACGAAATGCACCACCGTCCTGCTGCGGGTTGAAAGAGAACTCCGTCAGATATGCGTTCTGGTAGCGATCATAGCGGGTGAATAACGAAGAGCGTCCTTGATTCTGTAGGGCGGCCAGTGCGGCGCGCTCGGTTTCAAGATCGTCCGCAGTCTGAAGGACGGTACCGCTAATCCCAATCATGCCGGAACCTACTGTCCCGGTCAGATTTATCTCTCGTGCTTTAACATTCGTCGCGGGCGGGATGTGGTCACCAATAAGCATCGGCACGCGCTTCTGGTCAACACCGAGCTTGATGTCACGCGATTTTTCTTGGAAGGTTAATGGAAATAGGTACGTCCCGAACGCAAACTGACGATACCCAATGAGGGGTACGCCTGGCGTCCAGGTTGACGGATCGACGTATTCAGGATCGTAGAAAGGCATTAGCCCGGAACCCTACCCACTAAAGAACTCATGTTTCGTGTCGCGATCTTTTGCTGACGTGAAAGCTGCTGCTGAAACGCGGTGAGCGCGGGCTGCAGTGCTGCTGTAATTGTATCAGGATCGGTGCCGTGCACGTTCTCAATGTTGACATTAACCTGCGGCGTAGACGGGGCCCCATCCCCACCAGTTCCTCCCGGCGTAACAGAGTAGCCACCGTTGACCGTAGTCACGCCATTACCAAACATAGCCGCGAGATTCATATCCCCGGCCTGATCGTTCAAGTTCTGAAGCGATCCGACACTGTTCTGCACGGCCTGTGCGAACTGGTTAAGAAGCGTCGCTAGGGTCGTATAGCTCTCTTCAACGCCGCCGCCCGTGGTTGCACCCGTAACGGTCTGCTCACCAATGTTCTTACCGTAAGAGAGGCCGCCGTTCGATCCGCTGTTCTCACCAAAGACTTGCTCCAGTTGGTTGAACATCGGCTGCAACCACGCCGGGGCGTTCTGCTCCGAGCCGTATTGCGCGAGCGTGTTCTGAACGGCCTGGATGCCGTTAAGGCCACCGAAGGTCTGAAGATCAGAAGCGGATTCGGTGAACGACTGACCGTTTGCCCCAGCCGTGCCGACGAGATTCGCGGTACCTTGGCCGTAGTTCTGAGTGTCGGTGATGTCGGGCTCGTCTTTGCCCGGCTTTTTACCAAACAACCCACCGAAGACCGTCATCGCAACAGTCAGCACCGCGATAGCTGCGCCGACAATGCCGAGGGCGGCGGTATTGGCCGATGTGGCTACCGTATTGCCCGTGACCGCAAGCGAGTTCCCGCCTGTAACGGCAGTATTTCCAGCCGTCCCAACAGTCTGACCAGTCGTCGCGGCTGTCTGTGCGGTGAGTGCGGTCGTTCCTGTCGTATGCGCGGTCGTGTTCGTTTGCGTGATCGCGTTATTCTGTTGCGTCGCCGCCGTGTTTTGGGTCGTCGCCGTCGTGCCTTGCGTATGGGCCGTCGAGTTTTGTTGAGTGGTCGTCGTATTTTGACGGAGGCTCGTGGAGTTGTGTTGGTGCGCTGACGTGTTTTGACGATTAGCCGCAGTTCCTTGCGTAACTGCCGAAGTGTTTTGTTGGTGCGCCGTATTGCTCTGTTGGGTGGTGGTGGTGTTCTGCTGCGTGGTGGTGCTGTTTTGCGTAGTAGAAGCCCGAGCTTGTTGGAGCGCCGCCGTGTTTTGGGTAACTGCTTGAGTTTCAGAAGTGACGGCTTGCGTGTTCTGCGTTTCAGCCGTACTCGCACCGCCGCCCGAAGCCGCCTTCTTCGCGCCGCCGAACGAGTTCTTGAACATGCCGAAGATGCCGCCGCCCTTGCCGAATAGGCCCTGGCCCATGACAACGGACAGAACCATACGGATGCCGAGCAGCGTACCAGCGATCTCTCCGAGCTTCACTGCCTGCTGATTGAAGCCGTTGTTGAGGACGTTGGTCTGTTCTTCTTGCTTCGCGATTAGCGGCCCCCACTTGCCATCGTTGTACTCGTTCATCGTCGGCAAGTCGTGGGTGATCTGCAAGAGCGGCTGCGCCGTCTGATTCAGATCGTTGAGGTTTGCGTTCAACATGTTAATTCGCTGCACGTTAATACCGAGCATGCGAATCAGGTCCACGAGGACGTTATACATCGCGAGGAAGACATCGACGCAGCCCATGACGACACCGAGCAACAGATCGACGGCCGGGCGCAACATGTCGAACACCTGCGCGAGCGCTTGCGAGATTTCCGTCAGTGCACGCTGCACGTCGCGGAACGATCCGCTCTGCGATACAAGCGCCTGAAAGATCGCAACAAGCGGGTTCATGCCTGTTACAATGTTCTGGATTGCACCATAAAGCGGACCCGCAACCTGCTGCGCGAGCTTATCGAAACCGGAACGAACCTGCAGCGTCTGCTGATACGTCGCCATCGTGTCTTGCTTGAGGGTACGCTGCGCGTCCTCCAGATCGTTCGTCGCGGTGATCGCAGCCGTCTCAGCGTCGGTTAGCTCTGCGCGAGCTTCTGAGATTGCATGGAAATCGTTCGGCGTCTGCTCGAGGACATTGTTCAGTTTCTCTTGAGCGGTGTTCTGATCGTTCTGTGCCTGGGTGAGCTTCAGCGTCGCTTCTTGGAGGAGAAGCTGATCGTCGGCCGTCTTCTTCTCGTTCTCGTAGTCGGGATCGCTCTTGTCGATTTGAGATTCTTGCGCCCCCTTACTCGATTTAAGGCTGGCGATCTGCTGGTCGATCTTCGCGTTCGCGAGCTTGTTGCTATCCTCAATTTGCTGGTTCTTCAGCGCGAGGATCGCCTTCTCTACTTCGAGACGTTCCTTGGCCGCGTCGCTCATACGCACGGCGACGGCCAGTTCTTTCTCTAGGATCGAGAGCGCCTTGGAATAGCTACCCGCGAGTTCTTCCTGACCCTTGAGGTAGTCCATCTGGGTCGTGAGGGCTTGTTTACGAATCTCTTGAATCTTCGATTCGTTCTCGTAGACCTTCGATTGAGCGCCCTGGCCTTCGCCCTTCATCTCGGTTGCGGCGGAAGTGTACTCGCGTTTGATCTTCGGGTCTTTTTGTTCCGAGGCGAGCTTGCTCAGACGCGCGGCGTCCGCGAAAGCCCTGGCCGCGAGTTCCTGCTCCAGTTGCTTCTCGCGGATCGTATTGGAAATCTGAGCGTTGTAGTACGCTTGGGCAGCCGCCAACTTCTGCGGTGTATTTATATCGCCCAGTTGTTTGATCGCAGCGTCGAGTTTGGTAGCTTCGAACTCGTTGTCTTTAAGCGCGCCCTTTAGCGGTTCGAGCCCCTGCTTAATGGCGTCAATGTTTTCACGCGCAGCTTCGCCCGCTTCACCTTTTGCGGGCGGGTTGGTGAGCATGGCGTCGCCATGATAATCGTCATCTTCGTCATCGGTCGGCTTCTTTTTCTTCGCGCCGCCTTTATGTTTGCCGCCGCCCTTGCCGAAATTGTCGTGCAGCTTCTGGAGGTTGTCGGCGAGGTCTTTCGTGCGATCTGCAGACCATTGGGCCGCTTCCCCAATACCCTTGAGTGCGATGCCGACCGCTTCCATGCCGGGGGCTTTGGAAATGACATCGCCGAGGTATTCTAAGAACTTCGCAAGGCCACCAAGAACCATCGAAATCCAGCGCATGGTGTTTGCGCCCCACTGTTCGACGGTAGCGCCCCACTTACTCCAGTTCGCGATCACCACACCCACAGCGACCGCGATCAGCAGGAAGATGATCTGGATTGCAGCGAGGATCGGATTCGAGAACATGAGTGCGATCAGCCCGAGTCGGAAGGCATTGATTGCCCCAATCGCAACCTGAACTGCAGTGAATACGGACATGAATCCCCGTACGAGAAGACCGAGCCCGGCATAGGACGCCAGGATCGTGAGGTACGGGATAAGCGTCGTGCCAATGGCAATCGCAATCGCGTTAATCCAGGTGCGGTTCTGCTGGTACCAGTTGACGCACTTGGCGAGCCACGAGATTACAACGGCGAGTGCGCTCGCAAGCGCCTGGACGACGCCGAGTGCCGCGCTCCATGCATCGTTGCTACTAAGGATCGAAGACGACGCATCAGCGAACTCTTGCAGAACAGGAGCGAGCGCCTTCGATAGTTCGGAGAGCGCGGGGCCGAGCGTGGAGTCGAAGATCGCCTTAGCTTGCGAGAAGAACTTCTCGGCATTCTGGGCAAGTTGCAGTAGCGCTTGACCGATTTCGGTAAGCGGGGCGCGGGCGTTTGCGAAGTTCGCCTGCCACGCTGCCGAGAACGTACCAACCAGCGCCACCAAGAGTCGAATGGTACCAAGGAATGGTAATAGACCCTCACCCAGCGTGGTGAAGATGCCGGGCGTAAGACGACTCTTGAAGAACTCCAGGGCCTTCTCAGCCGAGAAGAAGATCGCCGTAAGCCCCCCGAATACGATACCTAACTTAGACTGAGTGCTGAGACGTTCGAACGCCGCGTAGAGGTTCTGGACTCCCGTGATGACGCGATTAATTGCGTCCATGAACGGGGCCACGAAGTCCGCCATGAACGTATCAGCCGTCTGGCTGAGTTGCATCATCTCGACGTGGAACTCGTGGAACTTCGCGAGGTTCATCTTGCCGATGACCGCGCCCGCGCCATCCGCCGAGGCTTCGAGTTTCTTCAGACCCGCCGAGCCCTGGTCGAGTAATGGTAATAGTTGTGGGCCGAGCAGTCGGCTAAAAAGGCTGCTGGCTGCTTGGGTCTGTTGCGACGATTCCTTGAGGTTGCGAATCTTGTCCGCGACCATGTTCAAGTTCGTCATCACATCGTTCCCTTGCATCGCTTTGGGATCGAGGCCGAGTCGTTCGAACTCGGACTTACCATTGTTTGCCGACGCCGCCTGCTCCAGCTTCGCCTGGAATTGGGCGAACATACGCTGCGCGCGATCTGACGAAACGCCGACGCTCGCGAACGCATATTGGAGACGCTGAAGCTGTTCTTCAGAGTCTCCGGTTTCGAGGGAGAGGGTCTTCAGCTTAGTAGCCTTCTGGCCCAGTTCCTCGATCTTCTCTTTCATCGAGTCGAGAAACTTCAAACCCTCATAGGCGAATAGGGTGTTGAGTCCAGAGGCGAAGTTCTCAACAAACCCGCGACTGGACTCTTCACCCGCTTTAGAAGCCCCTTCGACCGCAGCCGTGTGGACTTTCTGCATACCGTCTTGGGTATGCCCTTCGAGTTTGTCGGTACCGTCCTTGAAGCCGGACGACAACTGCGACCCGGCTTCGGTTCCGGCAGCCTGGGCCTTGTCGGCCATGTCGGACTGGACGCCGGACATCGTGTCCGAGATGTTGTCACGCAGCGATTGCATAGCAGAGCCAACCGCCGAGGCCATGTTATTGATCGCCGAGATGGCGTCTTCAACTTTGGCCTGGAGTTCTACTACTACATTAATCTCTGCGTCGCCAGCCACGCTCTATGCGTCCCTCGTCTTGAAGAGTTCACTCTTCAGTGTCTTTCCGGTTTTGAGACGGTGCTGTTCCGCGAGTAGCACGGATCGCACGTCTTCCGGTAGGTCTTCCATGTTCATCGCTCGCACTGGGCCAGCGTCGAACCCACCCACGACTTCCGAGACAGTCGGAAGCTCGGCGTTCTCTTCCGCCTCGTCTTCATGTCCGACGTAGCCGAGAATGACTTCTTTGATGCCTGCTTCCGCACGCTGTTGCATCTGCATCTGCTCACAGTAGAGAAGCAACTGGGCAAAGGTGAGGTCGTCCCAAACCGATGCTTCGCTCCATCCAAAGTGTTTCGAAACAAATGCAACAACGGGGATTATGCCGCCGTCAACGCGCTTTTCGGGCTTCCCGACTTGGATGTCGGGCCGCCCGACTCGCCTTTTGGGCCGAACATCTTGTCCAGGGCGTTCTGCTTCAGGAAGATCGGAATGATAATCTGAAGGTCGAGTAGGATGTCGAGATTCTCTTCGATCCAATCCTTCGAGACGTTGTTACCGCGCTCTAGGATGATCCCGATTAGCTCCGGCACCTTTTCGATGTTCGGGCCGATAGCCGAGATAAGATCAGCGAGTGAGATGTTCGTGTTCGCACGGAACAGCGAAGCGAGCGGGAGGACGATTTCCTGGATGAGCCCGTAAGCACGGATCATCTGGCGCGGGTTCAATGGCCGGATCACGACCTTGCGGCGCTCGTCGCCGGAGCCAATCCAGACTTCAGACGGGTCGGCTTTGATGACTTCGATTTCCTCGGCCGAGGTGAACAACTTGTAGACCCGTTCGGTCTTTTGACCTTGGCCGTTAGGGTTCACGGGTGCCCCCGGATACGCGGGGCGGGAGACTTCTTCGTCGTCGGGCATTGGTAATGACAATCCTTGTTAGGGTGAGACGGTGTGCCATTGATGGCTAAATACAGTATAGTGAGAGTATCGACTGCCCAGACTCTATGGGCAGCATAAAGGATTAGCATGAAATTACGCACAGTGGAAGACAACTTCCAACCCTACAGAGAGTCTGTTAAACTAGAGAAGTCCCCCGATGGGGAGACGACTTCTAAGGAGAAGACCCCTAGTGAACGTGATCGAGAAACAAGCGATCTCAATCGTACTTCAAGCGTTGCTTGATGCCGCTGCGGCCAATAAGGCCAAGGTACTCGCGTACCTCCAGTCTCAGAACACGACTGTTCTGGAACTCGTCCAGGCTGCGGCAAACAAGATCAGCCCCGTCGCGGGTGCGGTTGTTGCCACTCTCGGGCCGGAAATTACCTCGTACCTGGGCAGCGAAGAGGATGCGATTTTCGCGATCCTCGTCGCGGACGTGGCCGCATACCAGGAAAGCCTGGGCGTGACGCTTCCGGCCCCGGTTACGGAAGCCGTTAAGGCCGCGTAATGAATATCGCCGCGCAGATCGCAGCAGCCGTGCTCGCCGCGATCTTTACCAAGTCCTTCTCGGTGAGGCTCGGCCCTGGTACGCTCACAGCCTCGGATGCGACTGGTGCGCCGCAAAAGCTGACGGTGGCGCTGATCCTCAAGGCTGCGAGTCTTGCATACGCTAAGCAAACGGCGTTCATCCAGTCCGGCAACGTCAAGCTGACGTATACCGTCTAAAAGACTCAAGGGTAAAAAGAAAGAAGCCCTCGGATCGCTCCGGGGGCTTCTTTCTTGTGCCAGGACGGCTGTCAGTTTTTACGCGGCTGCCGAAACGCCGCCCGGATTGACCAGGAACATCTCGCCGAGGTTGCCGTAAGCGTCGATGAACGCCATGAAGTCGAGGTCGATGTACGTCCAGTCATCGAGTTTGAAGTCCATCTTGAGAGACGGAGCCAAGCAGGCATTGAAGCGAACGATGAACTGTTGCGCCTGATTCGTGAAGCTGTTCTTCGCAGCCGTACCGATGAGGGTAAGCTGGAAGGTCGCTGCCGAGTTCATGCCGACCTGTTGGATGTTAATCGTGTTCGAATTGACATCCATCGCCGGGGTGTAGAGGTAGCTCACGATCACCGTGAGGCCCGCATCCGCAGCCGCGAACGTCAGAACGCCCGTCGTGTTATTGATCGAGTATGCGCCGTTCGCTTGGCCCGCTGTCGAAGACGAGGCTTCGCTGGACGCCGCCACGCGATTGTAGTACACCGGGTCGCCCGTCGCGTCTACAACTGCAACGATTTCCGAACCCGCAACGAACGTCGAAGCGTTCGCAAGCGTCACGGTATGCGCCGAAGAACCGACCGTCAACGTCTCGCCGATGGCTGCATGCTGTGCGCCATTCGAAAGCGTTCCACCGAGGACCGAGGAAAGCGTCTCCGGCCAGAACGATGCGAAGGTCACCTTACCCGACGCAGTGCCCTTACCGTCCGCGACGGCAATCGGGTAGCGATAGGGTCCGCGAAGTTCTTTCAGATCGACTTTGAGTTCAACCGAAGCCGACTGGACAACGCCAAGCTCGACGGGTTGACCACCACCCGCAGGAATCAAGCGGGCACGGCCCGCACCGAAATTAAACACTTAGTTCTTCTCCTACGACTGTAGTGTGACTCGACTCGGACTCGATCCATTCTCGCGCCAGCGCGTCGGCTTCTTTGGCCGTAGCTGGCTCGGGCTTGGGTGCCGTGCCGTCTGAAAGACGCAACAGACCATCCGTCTGGTGTGCGTCGAAGGTTAGGCGGTAAACTTCGTCATTGACTGTGACCGAAACGGACTTGGCGAAGTCGAAGTCAGATTCACCAGTCGCCACGCCATCTTCATTGGCTTTCAAGTTCAGGACTTTGGAACCGCCTCGGCTCGTGTCCTGGATAGCCAGAGTCGCCGTAGCTCCCGCAGGAACGCCACTTAGCGCAATCTTTTTAGTGCGTGTGTCGGCTGTTAAAACCATAGTCTCTTCACCTATTATGCCGGAATCGACACGGGATTGACAGGGTTATCATAGACCCAAGTGCTGTACTCGGAGTGAATATGATAGGCCGCGAGCGCGTCGTCCCACAGATCGTCGCGCAAGATTAGCCGCTTGAAGCGGTAATTCGTAATGTGGCGGCTCGGAAGGGCAACTGGGAGAGGTGAGCCGCGCAAGAGTTGGTCAATTCTTCGATATACGGCGTAGGCGCTATCGAGCGAAGCCTTGTCCCATACGCAGATTTCGATCTTCGGATTGTCCATACGCCCAGCGAACAAAGCATCTTCATCGAACAGCCCGTCGCGCAGGCCGCTACCAACCCGCCCCATCGTGATTAATGGAAATACGGGATCGGCAACGTCCTGAAAGTGGTTCGTCGCAATCGAAAGTGAGTTGTCGGGCCGCTTACCAACGAGCGTCTGAAGAACAGAGTCGCCCTGGAACAGTATGTAGAGGCCGTTCAGAAGTGAATAGCTCATTAACCGTTCGGGACCTTGCCCTTAAGCGCGCGGCAACGGATGTACGACAGGTCTTGCGACGGTTCCAGTACCTCGGTAATGAGGTAGGTGTCGCCGACGTTGCCGTAGTTGCCGGGCTGCGGTGCGTAGACGATCACGATTTCGGATCGATCCGCAATCGGAGTGCCGGGTTGAAAATGAATGATGTGCGTCAGCGTGGACTGCTGGCCGAGTTGGGCGAACACAAGCTGGTCCGACATCGGCGACACGTCGCACGGGAACACACCATCGAGCAACGTGAAGCCGGGGGTGCGCGATCCGACCCCGGTGTAGGTCGTGATCGGCACCTTGATTCGGCACCCGTATTCCAGTTGCATGAACGGGATCGAGTCTGCGCCGACGATCCCCCCGCCGTTGAGAACCCCCACTTAGCGTCGGGGCGTCCAAGGGCGCGGGATCATCTGCTGGATCGCAAACTGCGGGGACTCCTTAGAGCCGCTGCCACGGTAAGCGTCGTCGCGCATGAGTAGAGCCGACTTGCGGAGTCGATCCGACAGGTCTGCCCACTTTTTAGAAATAGAGTCGCGGTCTTCCACGCGCTCTTGGAGTCGCTGGTTGTACCAGAGTCCGGTCTGCGAGGCCACGCGGCTGGCATACCAGGATCGCGTGAGTGCCTTCACCGCACCGAGGAACTGGTCCGGGATCACGGACACAGCTTGATCGAGCGACTGCGTGGTCGCGTCGTAGAAGTTGAGTTCTTCGAGCGCCGCCGTCACGAACTCTTGCCACGTCGCGTCCGGGAACAGATAGTAGTAGTAGTTCGCGAAGACGCTCGTAGTCGGGGCCGTCGCCAGCACAAACTGCCCGGTCGCCTCGTCTATCGACGTGACGCGAGCGTCAGTGTACGGATTGGCAATCAGCGCGTTGTCGATCCGAAGCTGGATCAGCCCGCCCACAGCGATAGGGGCCTTCTCGACGTAGAAGACCTCGTTCGTACCGTCGATAGGAGAGTCGTTGTTGAGACAGTTCTCCGACCGGGCGTAGTTGTCCATCGGACCATCCCCGCTGAGAACGCGAACGCTCGTCAGGAGTGTCGTCAGGTCAACCACGATTACGCCGCTATCGCTTCCGCGATTTCCTCATACGTTGCGGAGCCCAGGATCGCGAGGTACTGATAGCCCTCGGCCTTGGCGTACTCACGCTTGCGCGCGATGTCTTTCGCCGTCTCTTCCTTCTGCGCGTCCGTCATCGGGGGCGAGAAGAAGTCAACGAGCAAGTTCAGCCCGTTTGAAAAGTAGAAGCGGTCGTAGACAATCTCTTCCGGGAGGCTCGAATACTTCACCGGGATCGAGAACTGCTTCGCTTCGATGTGCCCGCCAGGGGACTTCTTGAGGATTTCCGCGAGCGCCATGTCCAGCACGTCGGACGTGCGGAGGTTCAGGGGCTCTGCGAGTTCGGACGCTTCGCTATCGATCTTAGAGATACGATCCGAGCGGTCCAGGAGGTCGGTGCCCCCAATCGTCTTAGCAGACATTTGATAATCCTTGTAGGCGGTAGTCGGCGCGCACCGCCTCTAACGCGCCGCCCACCTTGTATGCTCTCGTAGAGGCGATAGAGCGTATGGGGAAGTCTTAGCTCGGAGTCGTGACCGTAGCCGCGATAGCGACGAAGACCTTCTGATTCTGAGAAACAAGGTTGCCGCTAATGATAATCGCGTTGCCAGCAGCCGCAGCCGAGTTCATCGCCGTGGCGTCGGTCTGCGCCGCGCTCAGGGTCGAATACTCAGCTACCAGGTCTTCGCCGAACTGGGTCCGATACTGGATGAAACCACCCGATGCGGTAGCCATTACGCTGCTTTCCTTACTGCCCAGCGCGTCAGTTGTGCGTCGCGCATCTTCTGACGAGTCTCTGGGCTGTGTTTCTTGCCTCGCAACGCGACGCTATTGGCGGCACCAATCTTCGCGCGATGTTCGGGCGTGAGTTTCGCACCCTTTCGCCCCTTCACCGCAGCCGCGACCATGATCGCCTTCTGCTCGGGGGTGTACTGGTACGGATTAGCCAGCTTCGATGCCCTGATCTTCTCTTTTTTCTCTGTTGAACAAGGAATGCGTCGCTTATCGCCAGCCTTCTTTTGTGCCGCTGCGGAGTTGACTTTACGCCGTGCTATCGTCTCCGGGGAGAGATGGAACAACGGCGAATCAGCCGACTTAGTAGCATTGTATACTGGCTCTAATTTGTTAATCCAGTATTGTTCAAGGGCTACACGCTTTTCCGGCTCGCACAGTTCGATCACAAAGAAGTCGAACTGATCTTCACCATACTTTGCCCACGCGGCCCGCAGATGCGGGGTAACGTGCCCACCTGTTCTGAGTCGGTGCAAGTGCTGACGCCACCGGGAGTGGATGTCGATACTCGACCCTATGTACATGTTGCTGTTAATCTTGTTCTGGATTCCGTAGACTCCAGATAGTCTTTTTGACGCCATATACCTAGTATAACTCATACTAGAGTGTGACAGTTACCCTACATAAGCAGAGTGTGACAGTTATATGCCATTTCCGGCGTATAGGTAACGGTACTCGATGACCGCCGTCGCGTAGCGACGACGAACACGGTAGCGATACTCGTCCTTTTCGAAGGACGCGCCAGCGTTGCGGGCTTCCTGGAGCAGTTCGAGCGGATCGCGATCCTGCCACACGATGGACGTTTTCGGTTCCATCAGGTACCAGTAACCGTTGCCCGAGCCGTCAACAGGCAGCCATCGGCTGATCTTCAGCGTGTAGAGGCCCTGAAGGGGATTGATCGTCCCAGACCAACCCGTCGCGCCACCGCTGAAGAAGGCCGTCTGCGTCGCGCCCGTACCATTGGTCGTGGTATTCGGAACGCTCGGTTGCAGCGTCGAGTTCAACAGCTTCGCAGCGTTGAACTTTTCAGCCGGAGCCGTGAGCAGAACGCCCGGCTTGACCATGATCTTGTTCCCGAGGGGATCGACCATGTTCATCAGAGCGATGTCGGCAGCTTCGAGGCCAGCCTGCGAGAGCTTCGCATACGAGGTCGGACGGTTGCCGATGGCAGTCGTGTACGACGTGTTCGCGACGCCCGTGATACCACGACCCTGGGTCGTGATCTTGAAGACATCGACGCCCATAACGTCCGCTTCTTCTTTGTAGCGGAGGCGCTGGCCGAGGCCCGTCGCGCGCTGTTCGATCTGGCCCGTCTGATCGTCATCAATCAGTTCGCGCTCGACCGTGAACATGCGACCGACCTTCTTGTTGACGACTTCCACGTCAAGGCCGGACACACGCGAGTCCTCGAACTTGCCGCCGAGCGGCACGTCACGCGGAATCTCGACGCCGAACATCGGGGCGTACCATTCTTGGCGATTGCTCGACGGACGCGCCGACACGAGGTCGGTATACACGAAGTCGTCAACGCTCTTGTACGCATCGAACATGAAGTGCTGGACGCCGTAGCGCAGGAGTTGGCCGAAGGCCGTCTCCGACGTGGCTTCCGAGAGCTTCGCTTCAGCTTCCTGAAGGTTCTTGTTGAGACGGCCGAAGCTAAAGTTGTCGGACTCTAAGAGTTCCTCATACTTCTTCGGATCGACTTTCGCCGAGCGGCGGATCGATTCACCGAGGCGCGTTTGCTGCGCTTCGAGTGCGATTGCCTGACGCTCGATCAGAGACTTTCTCATATCTGTTCCTTAGCTCCTTACGCCAGCGTCGGGGTCGGATACGTTGCGACCACCGCAATCGGGATCGTTACGCCAGCCGCGCCCGTCACCGAGAGCGTACCGTTCATAATGAACTCGTTCGGAAGAATGACGTAGCCAATCTTCACCGTGCGAGCGCCGGAGTTCGTGCTGACCGTAACGGTCTGCGCGTCGGCAGTCTCGTTGAAGTAGACTGGCGCGAGGTGCGTGTAAACGTCACCCGCCGTCGTCTTGAAGTTGAAGACGTTCTTGAACGCCACTTCGAGCGTCAGAAGAATATCGTTCAACGAGTTGAGGATCGAGTTCTGAGTCGCGACGCCAATGTACTTGGCGAGGTCGGCCTGCGTGACCGCCGTGCGCGCTCCACCCGAGCCGCCGTTCAACGTCGTGTCAAAGACAACGATGTCGCCCTGATTCACAACGTCGGTACCCGACTGATCGGGCGCGTAGATCAGCGTCCCGTCATCGATGTCCTTGTTGTGCGTGTTTTGTGCCCCAGCAGTAGACATCTACTTAGACTCCCATTCCCGCGAAGATGATCGATTCGTTGGCACGAGCATCGCTCTCGCGAATCTGGACCTGGCGACCGGGGTTGCCGACGATCTTCTTCGTGCCGATTTCGGCAACGTAGTTGACCTCAGTCTCGATCAGAGAGTCCATCTCCTCAGCCGTCTTGCCAACAAGCGACGGGAGAAGTTTGGTGGCCGCAGCCGCCGGGAGATTGCTCTCCTTCAGCTTGTTCTTGGCCGTCTCGATAGACTCGCGCATCTCATTTTTGGTGCGCTCTGCCTTGAGTTCTTTCTTGAGGCGCGCTACTTCGGCCGCAGCTTCCGCGCGAGCTTCCGTGAGCGCCGCTTGGAAAGCCGAACTATTGCGCGAGCGAACATCGCTCTCTTTAGTTTTAGATTCCGAAGTCTGCTCGGACTCATCGTCCTCGTCATCATCGTCATCTTGCGGGGCTTGTTCGCCCTTCGCAACGAACGGCGGGGCTTTCTTCCCACCGAAATTGGCCGTGCCAGCTTCCTTAGCTTTCGCCTCGGACATGCTCTCGGAACACTCGTCGCACTTGCAGTCGTCCTTGTGCGCTTCTTTCATGTCCGTGCCGCTGGTGAGAGCTTCAACGAGCGTTGCGAGGTCTTCCGGGTCAACCGAACCCTCTTTGCTCTGAGCCTTCAGCCGCTTGGCAGTCTCCACGAGTTTCTTGTCCATCGTAGCTCCCTTATCGCTTTCGACTAGTGCGAGGAATCTGCCGCCCCGCGCGGGTTTCGTGACCAGATCGGCGCTGAAGGCGTCCGTAATCGAGTTCACATAGTTGACGGACATGCCGCCCACATCTTTAGGTGACACGTCGCCGTCTGCATTGATGCTGATACCAGCGTAGACTTTGTTTGGAAATTGCTTCGAATACGCAATCGCCTCTTTGATGAGGCCAACCGCCCAGTCTTGTCCGTCCTGAATCTTGAGCTTGGCAGCGATAGCCGTCTTGCCGTTGTTCTGGACGATGTGCGAATCGAAGTAGTAACCGAACAGATCGCGCACCGAGCGTTCGGGACGATCAGTCTCTTCGAACGCGCTCGGATGATCCGCATACGCTTGCGCGCCATCGAACACTTTGTTGGCGACCGCTTTGATGAGCGTGTCTGCCGCGTAATAGTGCTTGTCGCGCTTGTTGCCCAGACCTTCCTCAATGATAATCACGCTCGCGGTGCGAGTCGCATCATCGTAGGTGCCTTCGATCAGACGAGGATTGAAGACCAGCGTTTCACGGAGGTTCTGAACCGACTCTGTTATCGCCGACTCTTTACTCTTCGTGCCGAGCATCTTGTGCGCTCGTACTTTGATCTTCTTCTTATCTTCTGCCGAGAGGTTCTTGCCTCGCGATAGCATCTGGAGCGCCAGCCGTGCATGCTTCTTGTCCGGCATCGGGAACCGACCACCGGGAAGAGTCTCAGTACGCTGACGTACCTTTTTGCCTACCGCCTCTTCGATGCTGTTGTCGGTCGGATGAGTCGTCTCAGGAGAGATCGTATCCGTCCGGCGAGTCTTGGCATCGAAGGGTCCGGGCACTTTTTCAGTTTTCAAAGGCAGATAGGCCCTCGACTTACCAAGTCGGGGCTGTGCACCGTCCCGGAAGAGTTGTCCGGCCGCAGTTCCAGACTGCGCCTGACGCGAGGCGACCATCATTCTCACCCTTATCCGCCACGAAGTCACATTATTGTGGGGATAACGATAGAAACGGCAGGCTTAAATAAGAGTAGATAAGAAGATGGGCGCATGAGTAAAGCACCAGTTCCTAGTCCTGGAACCCGCTATCCAGGACTGCGCGGGAACCTCACCGACATGTTCAAGCGAAACGCGGGCAAATCGTTTGACATCACCCAACTTCGAAAGTCTTTCAAGGGCGTCTCCGAGTCGGCCCTGACCTACCACCTGAGCCAGATGAAGGCCGAGAAGCTGATCGACACCCCAAAGCGGGGGTTCTATATCCTAAACCCGGAACACAAAACGGTCGAACAGATCAGGGAAGAGATTGCGAACCGCCCCAACCCCACTAGGATCGTTACCTCAGACGACGGCTTCGCTTATGGCAAGCAGAACGGGATCACTGGCGTCGACACATATTGGAAGCGCCTCCTCCACCGCTCTATCGAGAGTCTAATAGTACGCACTGAGAGTGCTGCCCCCGCCAAGGAAGTTTTCACGTCCGAGGATCGGGACTTAGTTCGTGAACTGCTTCAGATCGCCACAGGCGAGCGTGAGGCTGGCAACGCCCGCATGAACGTAAAAGAAACAGCCCCCGCTTAAGGGGCTGTTTCGATCCTGGACTTCGGTACTCGTGGTCTTCGGATAATGGCAATCATACTGAGAGGGGCTGGCCGCTCGGCATACTGTCTGTCGCTCAGGTACCAGACGATCATCCCCCGCGTGGGGTGATCCTCCAGCCGCGTAACTGTACCGTTCTCGGCGCGGTAGAGTGAGTCGCCCTTGCGGTGGACTCTGACGCCGGGCACGAGGCCCTTGGTGGAAGTCCTCACGGACAGTGCGTCCCGCCGTAGTATTCCTCGCCACAGACCGGGCACGTTAGATAGCGCATGAATGATAATCCGGGGGCCGTTGCCGACCCCCGGTTCCTTTCTCTTAGTTGAGGGAGAGGGCCGTCGATGCGATCCGTTCGAGTGCCACCCGAGCGTCGGGCTGGAGTTCGCGGGCCGTCGCCGTGATCGCGTTGACCACATCGTACTGGGTCGCGGTGTTGTCCGGCGCGATGTCCGGTTGGAGTTCGGCGAAGATCGCCTTCTCTTCGCGCTTCGTCACGCGGTTGCGGGCCAGTAGGTTCCGCAGGTACTCGTCCACGTTGTCGATGGTCAGCCCTTGGCTGGCCGCGAACTGTTGGGCGAAGACTTGCGAGCCCCGGACGATCTCCTCGGCCTGCTCGACCACATACTTGGCGAGGTCCGAGGTGTCCCCGAAGTGGCGCTTCGAGAGTTGAACGTCGCCCTTACCGAAGGGCTTCACGAGGCCGTTCGCGCAGACCAACCGGTAGACTCCACCCTGAAGCCCGGTCGATCCGAGGCCGACTTCGCTGTTCGAGAGGTGGAGCATCGGGAAGAGGAAGTCTTCCGAGCCCTTCGGGAGGAAGCTGGTGTGCCCGGCGGCCGTCGCAGCATTGATCGCTTGGCTCTTGTCGCCGAAGCGGACGTGGAAGCTGCGATCCGTCTGCCAGAACTCCATGATTGAGAGGTCGGCCAGTCCGGCGTTCGCGAGGGCGTCGTGGGCGGCTTCGAGGACTTCGCGGTCATCGAGGATGCCGTACTTGTCGGAGAGGAACGCGCGGGCTTCGAACCCGGTCGATCCGCCCTGAAGGGTGCGGACCAGGAGGTCTTTGTCCTGAGGCTGCACGTTCAGCCAGTAGTTGACGTGCGGGACGATCAGGTCGCCCTGGCCGCGCTTCAGCATCTCTGCGGTGTACGGGGCCGGGAGTCCAATGCGGCGAGCCATCTGGCTCAGGCCGAGGTCGTTCAGACCGTAGCTGACGCCGTTAGCCGCGTCATTGATGTAGAGTTCCTTGCCGTTCGTGTCGGCCGAGAGTGCGCCGAACTTAGTCGTAAAGTCCGCCGCCTTGGAGGCGCGGGCTTCGACCGCTTGGGTGATGGCTTCCCAGGTCTTGGGGAGCGTGAGGGTTGTCGTCATTGGTGGGTGTCTAGCCTTTCAGAAGTAGTGGTTACACCCCTTAGACCGCAGAACTAGAACGTGGGTTGCAAAACTAGTCCCGATAGCCGGAGTGTGATATGGAGGACAGTCTAGCTAGACTCCCTAGACTTGAAACCTAGACTTCGGGAGTCGGGTTATGAGGGATGTATGAAGACACTGAACACCGCCGAGTTAGAACTCGAACTCCAAAAGCACAAGAAGCGTCCCCACAAAGGCATGGGCTTCGTGCAGTACGGCTGCTCGACTTGCCGGATGCTGGAGTACGCGCTCGCGAATCGTAAAGCGAAAGGGAAGCCGTGAACTTAGACTGCAAAGCCTGCGGGGGCGAGTCCCCCGCCGAACAGTTCGGATCGAACACCTACGGTACCACGAACGCTCGCGAACTTCTCGGTAAGTACAAGAGCGAACTGTCCGCGACTCAACGCAAGAACCTGGACGGGGCAGTCGCACACCTTAACGAGGCGCGCCGCCTGCTGAACGAGGTGAACCAATAGAAATGTACACGATCACCAAGCCAGACGGCTCACTTTACTTCGTCGGTGAACCGAAAGCATGCCTAGAGGTCTGGAAGCAGCACCCCACCTACCTCGTGCGTGAGGGGCTGCTGACGGAACGCAAGAGGCTAGAAGCATGCGCCTAAATCTCAAACGTGCCGCCGTACTGGCGCTCTACCTACTCGCGGGCGCGGGGATCGGCGAGAAGATGCTCTTACAAGAACACGAGATGCACGCTGCCACCACCGTCTGCGGGCATCCGAAGTACGTTCGGGTCGTATGGTCACTCCCCGGCCAGCGCGATGACGACTATTCCGACGACGGGGCGTTTGTTCCCGACTGCGGGTCTATCGATCCGGGCAGGGAGTCAGCGATCCTACAAGGCATGGCTGACCCACCGCACCAACCGACACCTGACGAGGTGAATGATAATCTCCGTCAGATCACGGCGGACGACGCAGCATTTGCCGCTAGGCTCTCAAAATTGAAGTAGGGGCAGCGCGCCCCACCTCGCACTGCCCCCGTCCACACGCGAAAGCCACCCTGGAGGACTAGGGGGCTCTCAAGCTGCGGACTCTTACAAGTCTACCAGATACGGCTTGTAGGTGTGGCCGAGTTCCGGGCACTGGAAGTGGAAGTGGAAGTCAGCTATTGGGACACAGGCAAAGTCATGGAAATCGCACTGCTTCGCCTTGGTCAAGACATAGTGGCCTTCCGTGTCGGTCGCTCGTTGGATCGCCATTACGAAGTCCTCGAACTCTATCGGGCGAAGGTGAACGAGAGTCACGCCGGAACCTCACGGTACCGGAGTACGGGCTGGCCGCCGTTGGACGTGTCGGTATACTGCTCGGCCCGAACGCCCCCAAACATCAGGGTGCGAACGCGGTCCTCAACCAGCTTGCCGAACGCATCTCGATCCTGGTAGTAGGCATTGTTGCCGTAAGTATCCCAGATACGCTGGCGTACAAGGCCGCGAAGTAGATCAATCTCCGCGAGGGTGTAGGAGAAGCGGGAGTCTACCAACTTAACGGTTCACTCGGCGCGCGATCCGCGCCGCCTTGTTGGCCTTGCGCCGGGCAGGCTTGCGGGCCTTAACCGCGTTCGCTTCGACTTTCTTGTGCATCCGCGCCATCATTACGCGGAACCAGGGTGGTACGAGTCTCGTAGACTTCATCAGAATGTCTCCTCACCGTCGATGGCATAGGGATCGTCTGCACTGCTATAGCTCCCCGCCGCTCCGTTCATAAAGCACTGCGGGCAACCGGGGACCGTGCGATTGAAAATGTAGCCGTGACCGTTACGGCAGGCGTAGACTGGCTCGCCAGCCGCGTCGAGTCGCGCGCACTGATCGCCCCACTGATTCTTCTCGCCGGGCACGACCTTCGGTGCTTGCGGCGTGGCCGGGAGGTCTGGCTCCGCGAAGGCGGCGTTCAGGTTGCTCGCGTTCTTCTCGCCGACGATGGGGACGTAGTTAGCGCGGAGTCTGTTCTGCGCTTCAAGAGCAGCGTCGGCCGCTGCGTTAATGTTGTCGATGTCTTCCTGAGTGAAGCCCCTGGCTATCTCTTTGGGGCCGAGGACTGCCCGGCCAGTGCCGCCCTGCGTCAGCGACGCGCGAATATCCGCGATGTCTAGCTCGGGGGTGCCGGGCGGGAACTTCGCGGGCGGCTCTACGTCTGCCGGATCGCGAATGCTAATGGCGACACCGGACTTGCGTGTCGGGATCGCGCCGGGCGGGGCACCCGTGATACCAGACTCCAGACGTAGACGGACTCCAGGATCGAGTCCTGGGCCGACGTTGGCTAAGATGTCCCGGACTTCAGGGCCAGAGAGCGTAACCATTACGCCTTAGCCCCGTGCCACTTGAACACGTCTAGCTCCGGCAGTTCGTTCAGCAGGTCTTCCGGTGCGCCGGAAGCCTCGGCTAAGTCAGCGTAGCGCCGAAGTTCTTCAGCGAACATCTTGCGCGTGAAATGCGGTGGGCTCGTGATCGTCAGGACGTGGTTCTCGTTCTTCACGCGGCGTATCCTCGCGGCTGCGCCGCACCAGTCCCACGGCACTTGCCGCAGGTGACTTCCTCGAAGCTCCCAATCTCACGGATCGAGCCCCAGCCCTTACAGCGATGGCAGTGAACCACCGGATCATATTCCACGCAGAACGGCATCGATTACCTCATCAGGATTCCAGTCGGGGCGTTCTGGCCCGAGCGACCGGACTTGGATAGACTCCGGCTCGGCTACCCACGCTTCGGGGTAGATCACCGGGGAGAGTACAACGTGACGCTTCACCCCCACCACTTGGGCGAGTCGGCTAGGGCCGGAGTCTATGGAGAGAACTCCGAACTCTGCCTTACGCATCAGATAGCCGACATCGGATAGGGGTCGGCCATAGTAGTAGTCTACCTCATCCCAGGGTTGAGGATCACTGGCTGCGCCAACAACCGTGATCGGAACGTCCGCCCCAAGAAACGATTCGATGACATAGTTCCACTTCTCGACTGGCCACATGCGGTCGCGATCCTGGGTGAAGGGCGCGATCACGAGCCCCGCTTGCGGGACATCCGGCTTGTCGAAGGTCCCCGTTTCCTTGTTGAAGACTTCGAGCAAGTCGATACGGGCCTTGGGGATCGGCACCCCCGGCAGTCCGGCTTCCTTGAGGTAGTGCTGCTCGGGGGTACCGAGTCCACGCCCCCACCTACGGAAGCAGTTCTGGATCGAGAAGTGCTTGACGTGATAGAGCCCCGACTCCGGTATCTCGGAAATAGACTTCGCGTTGCGGGGGCGCATGAGGAGTTCTACCTCCGCGTTCAGCGAATGGAGGTAGACCAGTTTACGATCCTTCGCAAGAACCTGGACGGCATGCATAGCGCAGATCGCGTCCCCAATGTTCGGATCGGAGACGATAATGACGGTGGGTATCTCAGGCATCGTGCCACTTCACCAAGCAGAACGGCCCGAACCAATACCGCGAGAAGTTCGACGTTACGAAGCCGCCCATAAAACCGCCATCGTAATGGCGACGCCGGAACAAGAAGTAGCGGTTCCCAAAGTTAGGCACTCGTGAGCGCCTTTCGCGGCGTACCGCCCATCGGAATCGGGGGCTTCGGATCGCTGCGCGGGGGTGACTTCAGCAGCATGATAATCTTCACCACGTCGCTGGCTGGGTCGCCCGTGCCCTCGAAGATCATGCGGGTCTTACCCCCGGTCATACCGTTCAGCCAGATCGCCAGATCGACTTCCACGTTCGCGCCGACCGAGTTCTCCCAACCCGGTAAGCAGTAGATGATGTCCGCCTCGGCGACCCGTTCGAGGTCCCACTTCGCGAACGTCTCCCACGGATCGAGATTGAGATAGTCGGCACTCGTTGCCCCGGTCGTGGGGTCGAAGCCCATCTCACGATCATGGTCGGCTGGGCTAAAGACGGTGATCCCCGCAGCCGCGAACATATCGCGCGCCTCATCGAACGCGGGGAAGTTCCAGAGCGGAAACGACCTCATTGGACCTGAAAGATAGACAGAGTACCTACGCATGTTCACTCCAGATTCGGCCACGCTTGATAGCCGAGATTAGGGACTTCGAAACCCCGAACTCTTGGGCGAGCCGCTTAACGACTCCATGAATCCCTACTGCGAGTTCCGCTTTGATGGTGGCGACCTGGGTTGGGTTCAGCTTCAGATAGGCAGGCGGGCGATTCTCGTACTCGATGGCCTTCAGGGCTTTTGCGGTATAACGATCTGAAAGCCAAGGCATCAAGCGATGCAGGATGATCGGAACTTTCCAACCAGACACACGCCACGCATAACGGGGCTGTTTACCTAACCCGGATGCCGGAAGCGGGCCAGCGATTTCGTTACCGAACAGTTCTGAAAAGCGAACTAACGGATCGATGTCACATAGGGCAAATGACAATCGAGGCCGCTGATGCTCGTCAACGAAACCTATAGAGCCGTCCGCGCAAAGCCAGCCGGCGAACCACGCCATAGTGGGTTCGTCTATTGCGTCGATCCGCGCTTGGTATTCGGACACATCTTTTTGCCGTACAGGGGTCATCTTATCTAGCCTTATTTGCTCTTAGGGTTGCCCAAACCGTAGCCCGTGAGGATCGAACCACGTTTCGTGCGTGAATTGGGGGTGCGCTATGTTGTGGAAGGTATCTAATCTAACACAAGATAAGGGCTAATAAGGCCCGGTAATGTTCAGCACTGTGTCTTCAAAACCGTAGAGGAGGGTCTCAAAAACCCTTTGGTGAGTTCGATTCTCACACTCTCCCGCCTCAAAGTAGCCCAAATCGTTGCCCATCAGCTTTTACGGTCGGTCAGATCGCTTATCGCGCCGCATAAGCACTCCGCGAATAGGAAGCGAAAGTCCGCGTCGCGGTCGGCAAGCTGCGCCTTTAGCTCCGCGATCTGCGGATAGAAGATCGAGACTGCGTAGTCGTAGCCTTTCCAGAATCCGGCCTTCTCGTCGTCGTTCATTTCGCGGCAGGCTCGTCCGTGGATTCGAACACCGCGCAGATATACTTGATGGCTTCCTCGGCGGCGATTCCAGGTGCTATATAATGGTGCATGTATTCATGTATCGCCTCGCGCTGCGCGTCCGTCACCTTGCGGGGCTGTGCGATGACGCACTTAAACCAAACCCGTTCACCCGTACTCACGTCTAGCTTATGTTGGTAACCGAACCCACTTAAAACCGCTTCTAGCCGCGCAATCTCTGCGTCTTTCTCCGCAACGACTTCACGAACTATGGCGGCGGCTACGTCAAAGCCGTTAAGCCAATGTGGATTTTGTCGTGTGTACGGATTCACAAGACGCTCGCGTTCCTCGGCGAGTTTGGTTTCGAGGTCAGTCACGTTGACTCTCCTTCTCGCGCGGCGATGTACGCGGTCGTTTTTGCGAACGCGGCCATATACTCACGACTCGGTTTCTTATCGCGTTCTTGCCCTGGTCGGTACGTGCGCCATATCTCGTCGCGCAGCGACTTCGGAAGCATAAACCAATGTCGCTTGCACGTATGCATTTTAGGGGGAACCGGAACGGCACAGTTGGGTGCATGACAATGGTGCGCGCTCATTCGTGACGCCCGCGAGCCTCGGCGAGCCGAATATCGAGGTCACTCATTTCGTCACCTGAGCGTACCAGGGACACCCGAGCGTCCCCGAACACCTGAGCGCTCCCGTACACCCGAGCAGTAGGTTCGATGTAGGCCGTGTCCGCAACCGTCGCGGTATCGGCAACCCAGCCTCCGCCGTTGGGGTGTTTGTGAGCGGGTACGGGCCCGTTACCGTCGCCAAAGTCAAACGTCGTGACAGCGGGCTTTTCGGGTTTCTCTGCGGGGGGGGTGCGTTCTCTGCGAGCATCTCACGCACGACGGCGCGAACGTGCGCGTCGATTGCTTCGGCCTCCCTCGGACGCAAGCCGTTGACGGTCATCCGTGAGTAGGTTTCTGCGCTTGTGAGCAACGAATTGTCCATTTAGAATGGGCGTCCTTTCAGGGTGTCTTTAATAGCTTGAATGTAGTAGGCGACCTTACGAAAGAACTTACCAATCACGATGCTGCCCCCGGCATTAAATAGAGTACGAAAACCCAGACCCAGAGAAAGCACGCGAGGATCGTCAGTGCAGCGTTGAGGTCAATCTCTTCATCGTCTTTCACGGGCATGTTGCCCCCTCGAACGAGTGCCGCCCACGGTGGCCTAAGTTAAACGCGCACGGCATCGTCGTGCGACCCTTGACGCCAATCTCGACGTACTTAACTGGGCACTGGTCGTCCAGGTGCCCCTCAACATCAAACACCAACTGAGGATTCAAGTTACGGATCGCGTCTAAAGTCCGCTTCAGTCTAGCTATCTCAGCTTCACATTCTGCGTGAACTGGCCCACCCATAGTGTACTCAGACATCGCGCAGCCACTTGATGACCTTGCGCGCGTCGCGGCTCACGCGGCGCTCGGCAAAACCGACTGTCTCAGAGGCGAACACGAGCGCGAACAGATCGGATGTGAATCTATCCATTTGCGCGAGTGTGTAGTCGTGGCGCTCACCCGGTTCGCAGTAGCCCCAACAGTTGAAGTGATTAACCAACTTCTGAACCGCAAGAAGCCAGTCGTTCGAAGTCCACAATTTAGGGTCTAAGCACCAAGGGCGCTCGTAGAACTTCTTTACTTTCGGCATGCGAACTCCGCGTTCGATCCGGCGGAGCATGGCGGAGGGGTCGTACCCCCACCACCGAGATGCGTCACGCCGTAAATGATTCCACCGATAATGGGAATCGCGTAGATACCGCTAGGCTGGGTCGCCGGAGCGGGGATCGAGTCGGGGTAACTCGGCGCTTCGCTCACCACGACGGGTGCGGGCTCGACCTGCGCGAGCGTCGGAACGTATGGCACCGTTGCCACATCGACCCGTGTCACGTTTTGATGCAGAATAACGTGACGAACCGGGATTGAAACGTAGGTCGGCTCGACCACGCTTAAGTTGCCGCACGTCTGCGGAACGTACACCGTCTTGCCGTCATGCAGCCGCACACGCCAGCCGAGGACCGAAGAGGTCATCTGCGCGTTGCGGATCGCGTAAACGTGGCCGTGGTGGTTCCCCGCCATCGCATCGACGTGCCGGGGCAGGCGAACGTAGGCCGCATCCCCATCGAGCAGACGCTTCCGAAACTCCGCATACTCTGCGGAGGTTAGCCCGACTTTCTCCGCAGCCTGTGCATAGACTGTGGATTGGGCTTTCGTATCGAGCCAGACTTCCTCAGCAGACTGCGGGCGAGTCTGGGCTAGGTGATCTGCGAAAAGATTAACGATCATTTACGGCCAAAGGCTCCCAGTGGTAAGTGTCCATGTAGATGTCATCAATACGGGCGTGAACGCCACGAATCGTCCATTTTGAACCGCACCTATCATACGTCCCCACCGCTGTCTCCGACGAAAGCTGGACTGCTGGGTTATCGGGGTGGCATCCCGGAATGTCTTTCAGATAGACACTCGCGGTCGCATGACACGGCGGCGCTAATTGGAAAAGGTACCCTTTAGACTGCTTCATACGATTCGAGACTTTCTGAGGGAGAACATGAGGAGGCCACCGACGAGACTAATCGCCAACGCGATACAGAGTGCGACATGCGCGGCTACGCCCATTTCTTGCGAAGAGCTTCCGCGAAGTCAGCAACGGCTTTCGTGCCAAGCGTATTGTTTTTCAGAACTGATCCGTCAGTCGGGATCAGTGGATAGTCGAGCGGCGTCAGACCAAGAACATTACAGAACGCATCGTAGCGACCTACGACTCCGGCCCCGTAAGCGAAGCTCGTGGCTTCGACGGACCCTAGTTGTCCAGTGTTGTACGCCTGACTCCCAACAGTAAGTTGGCCGACGAACGGAGTATCGTCATCGCCCACCGAGACGGGTATCGTCTGAGCGAACGCGAGGTTCGCCGCGAGAACGCTCGTGACTTTGATGATAGAGAGATTGATCTGGCCGAGGTACTCGGGCTGACCATTGATCTGTCCCAGACCATAGTCGGTGCGCTTCGCGATCACGTCCGGCGGATCGTTCGCACTCCCGTTCTGGTTGTTGGGGTTCTTAGCGAACGGATCGAAGCAAGACTCACCCGCAATCACGGCTGCGATGTACGGGTAGTGAACGGTGAACTTCTTACCGCCGACGATCTGGGTCGTGTTGCCTTCGCGGAGGATGAATCCCGTGATAAGGTGTGCGGTCGCGAGGTCGATCTTCGAGAGCGTACCGCCAGTCTTATCGGAATGGAAATCGCGCGTCGTGTGCATGATGATGTCCACAAGCGAGCTACCCTCGGGAGGTAGTTCCATGTTCTCGATAGTCTGTCCGGCTATCTGCGCGATCTGCTTGATTTCAGCTAAGAAGTCCATCTATGCCTCGTAGATCGTTTCAAATGCGGTCACGCGTTCAACCTTGATGAGATTGCTTGCCCGCGCCTTTTCTGGGGTGAGTTTGTAATAGAAAGAAGCGTTGGTCGTGGTGCCGCCTTCATACGTCAAACGATCATCCTTATGAACTTCAAAGGGCTGAGGGATGAGTTCGAGGGCGTCGGGATGGGTTACCGTCCTCAAGGAACGCCGGGGTGAACGGGAACCGAACGTAAGTCTCCGAAGCCACGATGGACACGCACACTGTACCTTCGATGTCAGTACCCTTGAGGCGAACCCTATCGCCCCTCTTAAACTTCTTCTTGAAGAGAGTCGCTTCTTTACTCATAGGTGTTCTTCAATCCAATCAGCGATGTCGTCAAACGAATAGTCGTAGTCATCGTTCAGCGTTATCAGGTGGCCGAAAGCTTCTGATGTGATCGTGCCCAACTGCTTACGGAACTCGTATGGGACGGTGTGGTACTCGCCGTACTCGTCGTCGTATTCGTCCTTCCCAATCAAGAGCATCCAGTCACCGCCAGTATCCGCTTCAATGTCAGAGCGAACCCAGTAGGTATCGAGCACCACATCGGCGAGTACGCCAAGGCAACACATCGCACCATTACCTGTGCAAAGGACGCTTTGAGCCTGCTTATACTCGCCGCCGCGCAGGGCTTTAAGCCATGCCTTCTTAACGCCGGGCTTGAGTTTTCCGTAAAGGGTGGCGTCTTCACTCATTAGCGTACTTATCGCAGTTCAGACGCTCTGCCCACGCTATCGCGCATGCTGCGACTTGAATCAATTCTTTGTAGAGTTCACTGGCGTCCATCGCCTCGTTAATCGCGTGGCCGACTTCGCCGACTTCCTCGATCAGTACCGAGAGTTTGTTCTTGAAGAAGAACATCTCGTTTCGACCGTGCTTGGCTTTCTGAAACGCAAGCTCGGCTTTCAAAGCTAGTATAGCTTCTTCGCGCGCGAGGTTACGTCGGCCGGGTGAGTAGGCTTCACCGTCTACGGTGGTGGTCTGTCCGCTCGTTACCATGAGTCTGCCTCTGGGTCTTTGTAGTGAGGGTCGGCGTAAGGTCCGAGGAGTTCTCGGAAGTTCCCCGCGACGATGGCCGCGAGCCCTTTCTCGAATGAATCGGCCGCGCGAGCTTCGATCTTGTTGCAGTGTGCGTTAATCGCGTCGATCACTGCGGACATCGTGGCTGGATCGCGATCAGGCACTCTGTTCGCTCGTGCGGTTCGCCTTGTACTCTTTCGCGAGCGTCGTGTAGGCCGCGAGGTAGTTCAGCAGATCGTCGTAGGTGTCGTCCTTCCACGATCCAAGCATGCGGCTCACTTTTACATCGCAGAGCGACGCGAGCATGAGGAGACGCTTCGCTTCCTTCGAGATGTCACCGAGCGCGTAGAGGTCTTCGGTAGCGTCGATCAGCCGAAGCGTCGCATCGAGGAAGTGTGCGGACTGGTTCTCCGTTGCCCACGAGTCTTGGTACTCGCCGCCACGCTGATTGGAAATCGCCTGGGATGCCGCGAACGCCTGATCGACCGCCCGATTGAACGTGTGCTTCGCAACGGGTTCGTCCGTCTCTTCGATGGGTTCGCGATCCGGGCGGCCATCAAGGGCATCAATCAATCGGTCGATATTCCGCAACGTCGTTAAAAGCTCGGAGGCATTTACCTTCACGTCAACCGTAATCGAATTATCGATCAGCGTAAGATTCTCGGATTTGACCCACCACGGCTCCCCGTGGTCGTTGTCTACTTGGACTCGGAAAGTCAATTCATCATCATCTTCGGCCACCTCGGTGACTGTACCATCGAAGGTATACTCCGGGGCGAAGTAGTAGGTGCCCTTGCCGTCATAGTGAACGCGATCCCCGACCCTGAACGTCTTGGGTTTATTAGAAGTATCCATCGTACTTATCCTAACTCAGTCTTGTTTGCTAGAGATGCTTAAAGCGGAATATGTGATAGGGAAGACTTCGGCAAAGATAGACTCGACTTCGGTAGCGACCTGTCGATGTTCAAACTGGGTGGCTTCGTCTAAGCGAGTCTTGAGATAGAACATCCACGAGCGGGCGTTGCCAGTCATGTAGAGTCTCGTCTGAGTGTTCATCGGGAGAATGAAGCGAGCCGACTCTTTGGCGATCCCCGCCTCGATCATCTCGTTGTAGAGTTTTTCAGTCTCAATCCAGAGTGTGCGAATCGACTCTTCAAACTCGTCTACTTCGCCAAGCTGACTGCGCGTCGGGTGGAGCGATGACTGCCTGTTCTTGTTGTCTTGATACCGGAGATGAACTGGCTCGAACGCTTGCGCCTTCGCGTACCGCTGCGAGAACTCTTGAAACGTGAAGCTGCGGTGACGGATGATCTGGGCTGCGATAGCGCGGCTCGTCTCTATCTGCACCGTCATCGACGCGGTTTCCCAGATCGACCAGTGGCCCTTCCGCATGCAGTACCGTAGCAGGCCCGCGTCGTCGGACAGTTGGTTTTCAGGATTAGAGGCGCGGGCGGCTCGCATGATGACCTGCTCGGCCGTCGCACCCGCCCATTCGCCTTCGCCGCGCGTGACGGCTACGAGTTTGACCTTCAATTTACCACCTGCACGACGCCCTTGCCGCCACAACGATGACAAAGGCGGGCAAAATAACTCTGATCGTACCTGTACCCTGCGCCATGGCAAAGGCCACATAGTACCGACTGACCTAACTCGACCGCCATCTAGTGGCGGTGCCCCAGGCGTGGGCCATTTATCTCTCGGAAAAACATGTTGACGATGAAGGTCAAAACAGCTCCGACCACTGCGGAGATGACGTAATACGCGACGACGAAATGGACTAGGGTCACGAGCGCGTTAGATAAAGAAGCGGTCACTTGGACATCCGTTGTGCGAACTTCTCGGCCGCGTCGGCCTGCTGAAGTATCGTAACGTGAGAGTAGAGATTCGCCGTCATCGTGATCGTGCTGTGCCCGAGACGATCCTTGATCGCGTTCAGGCTCACCCCCGCCTCGGCGAGCAGCGTCGCATGCGTATGGCGTAGATCGTGGAAGCGGATCGACGGCAGACCCGCACGTTTGAGAATTGCTTTGAACGCCTGGAACATCGAGTCGGGGTTGTAGAGGTCGCCTATCTCGTTCGCGAAGATGAAGTCTTTGTCGCGATAGTGAGGCCCCGCCTTGAGACGATCCGCGTTCTGTTTGGCTTTGCGTTCCTTGAGGGCCGCGATGACCACGCCGTCCACGATCACCGTGCGCCGGGACGTTTCGTTCTTCGGGGCCTTGACGACGTAGGCGGGCTTCTTGCCCTTTTCGTTCGGTTCGAGCGACTGGTTCACCGTGATCGCGTGGTCTTTGATGTCGGACCAACGCAGCGCCATGATTTCGCTGCGCCGAAAGCCTCCATATACAGCGAGGAGGATCGCGCTGTACCACGGGGACGACTTCGCCTCGGCCAGCAGCCGATGAATCTCCTCGGGGGTGAGTGTGACCAGTTGCTTGCGCGGGATGCGCGGGGGCTTGACCGATTCCGCGACGTTGCGGACCAAGAGCGGGGGTTCGTGCCGAATCGCGTCCTGGAGTGCTTTGTAGAGGACGCGGTGACGGTGGAGGATCGATTGGGGTGCCAGCGTCTCGCCCCACTTCGCGTATGCCGTCCGTAGATCGGTAGACGATAGCTGCGAGAGCCGCTTCTGGCCGAACGCCGGGATCAGATAGTCGTTGACGATGGCCTCGTAGCCTGTGAAGGTGCGTCGTGCGACGGAGCCCTTGATACCTTCGAGCCATTTCGGTAGGTACTCGGAGAGACGTGGCCCCGCCGGATCGACGTACACCTGACGGTCGATGTCGGCTTGAAGCTGCGCGAGCTTACGTTTTGCTTGCGCTTCCGTTCCGATGAACGTGGAGGTCCGGCGCTTCTGGCGGACGCCATCAATACGTCGGGGTTCGACCGTAAGTTGCCACTTGTTGGGACCTTTGGCGACGAGTCTCATAGTCTAGCCTTCAAGTCTAGGTTGGGTGTAGGAGTCAACATGCGCTTTGAGTACGTCGCGCGAAACGAGAATCTTCCTACCCACGCGGATCGAAGGGACAGTGTGATCTACGGAAATGAGTTTGTACGCTGTAGATACACCGACTCGAAGCAAGACTGCCGCCTCGGATGGCGTTAGCAGGTCGGGGGCCGTCTCCCAGGACAAGCCCCCGATCTTCGCTAGTTTCGCATCCACACTAGGGTAGGATAACTCCGCCAGCTTGCTTCACAACCTGGGCTCCCGTCGCTTGTGCGAGCAGGCCCATCGTCTGATTCTGCATCATGTTGTTCACGATCAGCATCTCGCGGATGTCAAGCAGCAGTCGCAGCACGGAGTGGAAGAAGAAGATCGTCATCGTTGCCTTCTTGTTGGCAAACGCCTGATCGATCATCGCATCCCACTGCTCGCGAGGACCAGTGAGTTTCCCGACGCTGTTAGGCACGGACGTAGCCAGTCGTGTCTGCTGCCGCCTTCGAGCAGTCCGGGCACGTCGTGGCGTGTTCCGTATCGGCTTCTTGGAGAGCGGCGAACAGCGTCGAGCCTGCGAGCGACAACAGCGACGAGAACACGTCGATGACTGTGTAGTCCGTATCCTTGAGAACGCCGTTAATCACGTCGTTCAGTTTCAGCGCGAGTTCCTGCGAACGCTCCGCGTTGTCGTAGGTGCCGAGAGTGGCGCGAACCATCGCCATAATGACGTTCGAGAAACGCTCCGCGCTAAACCCGGTCTGCGATTGACGTGCCTGATCCACGACGAAGCGACGGAAGTCATCTTCGGTCGCACCTGCGTTGAACTTGAGGAAGTTCATTCGGGCGGCTTCAATGGCTTCCGAACCGACTTCGGATTCGACTTCTTCGAAAGAGGAAACGAGGTTCATATTTGTTCCTAGCTTATTAGTGTACGCGGGCATCGGTGAGGCCCGATGCCCAGCGCAGTAGTTTAGTTCTAGCCTTTTTCCGCGGTGAGGTCTGATTGGAGCATCTGACCTACGCGAGCCGAATTGCTTTCGTAGGGCGCTCTTTGGTGATATTCGGTACGCCAGCTTCTTGTAAGTAGGTGATGGCTGGCGCACTCGCGGAGCCGCTACTTTCCTGAAAAAGTGAGCGCCGTTTCGTTTTTCCGTAGGAACTACGGAAGAGGTAATCGTTGAACGACGCCTTCTTATCGGCCACGAGCGCGCCGTTTCTTACGAAGGGCCAAAGCCGCTCCGTCGATGCCGTCGAGCCAGGTAAGGAAGCCGGAGGAATCCATGTTCCCGTTACGGTTGACACGTTGACGGAGGGCGAGAACTTTTGCGCTTGGCTTTACTGCAGGCATGCGAGCCCTCCAAGAAGGCGATCCACATGCGAGGCGACCCGAGCGCTATCGTGTAAACGACGAGCAGCCTCAAGGGCGCACCGAGAACAAACTGCGTCGGGGTTGCAGCCGAAACTAATGCCCCGCTCTATTGAGGTCGAACATCCGACACATACTGTGTCGTACTGGAGAGTCATCTCTTGCATTGTCTAGCTCTTTCTCAGCAGGGTGGGATGAGGTGCCAACCTGCTGTTTCTTATCTTCTCTTACCGTGTCTAAAGTCCTGCTAAGAAAAGATGTGAGTCTGCTTACACTGGCACTAAAGTTCCGCAACCTTTGTCGTAAGACTTCGGTCCCGTGGTTCAGACTAACATCGCAAGAGAGACTTTACCTATACCCTGAAACTTAGTGTGATAAGACCCCGCCCTCATGGGGTCGCAAACGAAAGGCTAGACATGAAGCGGGAACCATTCGCTTGCGTTCGCGAGAACGGACAGCCGAAGAAGAACTACAAAACAAGAGAGATCGCGGAGAGAGACGCAAAGCTACTAGAGCGTCGAGTCCTCTACGCGATCAGTGTCTACCCGTGCAAGAACGGCCACGGCTTCCACATCGGCCACCACCCGTACCGACTCAGTGAGAGAGTACGGACCTGCTCCCCCGTCTTTAAGACTGGGTAAGCGAAACGGGGTGTCCTTCGATGATCGAGATTGCCTGAACTTGGAGCGGCATGTCGCCCGTCTTCCAGTTCTTGGCAATCGTCGCGATCTGTTCGACTTGATCGGAGTACGGCGACTCGCAATTCTGATCCACGAAGCCAAGTAGGCCCGCAGCTTCCTGCGCGTCCTTGTCAGCGGGCTTCCCGGCGTTCTCTTCGATACCGACAATCTCCATATACGCGCCCGCGCCGTACATCATCGTCTGACACGCGGCGTCGGCGTCGTCAGCCTTCACCTCTGCAACGTAGTTGTGGTAGTAGTCGTCCACCACGTTGCGACACTCCGCTACGTCTTGCGACTTCACGCAGTTGTCCAGTTGGGTCTGGGTAGACTTTGGCTCCGCGCTCGCGGGCGCAGCAGTAAGAAGAATCGCAACTGCGATCAGGGCGGCACGGATCATGTTCTAGCCTTCTTTAGAGAGGTGTGCCCCGTAAGCCAGCGTGAGTCCGGTCGTAAAACCACGCTTGTACTCGGGGTCTGTTTTGATCTTGAAGTCCAGTTCGCCAAGTGTGAAAAAGCCCGCGACGAACAGTTCGATCACTGCGCGCAGGGTAAGGATGTCGTCCTTGTAGGCATCTGCCATCGTATCGAGGGCGGTGAGAACGTCCTCGGGTACGGCAAGACCAGCCGTGACTCCACGGCTGTATTCAGACTCAGGCATCTCCTGTGTGATTCGACGCACGATAGGAGAGTCCTGCTAACGAGAGTCGCAACTCTAGCCGAAGTCTATGATGTCAGCCTCACTGACAAGACTATCCAAGAGAAAGCTAGAACTCATGGACCTCGACCCCTACGCAAACTACTGTAAAGGCTGCGGCTACCCGCTCGATGACGACGGGAAATGCCCCCACGCTGTCGCCGGAACCCTGCACGGAACCGTGCGCGCCCTATCTAAAGGGTTTCAAGCGACAGTGATCGGAGCCAGTACACTGCTCCTACTCTTGGGAGCCTGCCACTAACTAGACTTGAAGTGCAACCTATTTTTATACCGTTAGGGTTATGGGGTCCTGTAAAGACTATTCCTGAAAGGCTAGATATGACCTCAACCCTACTCGCGTCCTTACTTACTGTGGCGATCATCTTCGCCGTGCTCTACATCTGCGAGCGAGCGCGCCGCGTCGATCTACGACGCCGACTCGACTGCATCATCCGCATGGATGACGAAGCGTTCGCTCGACGCGACGCTACGATCAAGCAACTTCAAAACGATCTTCGGGAAGCCCGTAGTATCAAATCTTCTGCGCCTGCGCGTGATCGCCACCCAGCAACGACGCATGCCGGATCGGGGAACTACTAACATGACTACCTACGACGCGGAGCGTATCGCCTACACCACGCACGGTGCCTGCGGGCAAACTCGCGCGAACGGCACGACTCCCTACATCACTCACCCGCGCAAGATCGCGCTCTATACTCAAGAGTTCAGCGAGTATGGCGACCTTAAAGCCTTCGACGGCCCCGACCGGAACGACCGGATCGTCGCTGCCTTCTTGCACGACGTACTCGAAGACACGAAGCTGACCCGCTCGGACCTCCTGTTCCTCGGGATCAGCTACAAGCAGTTGGACATCGTGGAACGGCTTACGAAGCCGGATGCTGGGCCAGCCCCGCGCTCGTACTATCAGAGGATCGCCGAGAACGACGACGCCTTGGTTGTGAAGTGTGCAGATCGCTGCGCGAACCTGGACGACGCCCTCGCTGAACTTGAAGTAGAGGAGCCGACCGAACCCCGACGTTGGGGGCGCTACGTCGAAAAAACGTACCGGGATGTACTCCCAATGTACAAGACGCTGCCGTATCTGCGCCAGCAGTTGGTGACGAGGCTCGAAGCAATCGAAGCTGCGTTGCCCGCCTCACTGGGACGCCGCGCCGCTGTGGTTGCTCGCGAGCGTGATCCGTGGAAGTTCTACTTCGAGCGGACTGCTGGTGCGAACTCGCACTCGGCCGAGATAGCGGACCTAGACGCTGGCGAAGCCTTCGCGGACCCCGCGTGGGCGGTGCCGGGAATCAACGCCAGCAGCATCGATTGACGCCTCACTAAGGCGAACAGAAAGAAGACCGGGTAGCTACTCCCGGTCTTCTTTTCTTTTCTTGCGGGGCAGACCACTTATTACACGCCGCCTGCCCCAAGCGTGTTATCCCCGGCCAGCGTACCGTCACCGGGAAATCGAGTGCCTGTCAAGCGCCTACAAGTCTACCACGATTGGCGTGTTGAGCGGGACGTATTCGCGCGTCATTATGGCAGCGTTGACGAACGTCAGCTATCGGCTGGCTCGTCTGCGTTCCCCCCAGTCTTCGCGCCCGTAGGACTCGTGCAAGTGACCGAAGACGTGCAGCCGTAGATGATCCAGTGCTTCGATTCGTTTCCAGAGTTCTGGACAGCCCGCGCGAGTGTCCTCGCCACCATACGTCAGATCGAGGATGCCTCGCGGCGGACTATGCGTCACGAGTATCTGGGTGTCGTCGGGTATCTTCGCCCACGTCGCCTTCGCCGTCTCGTGCCCCGGATCGTGACGCGGGAAGTTGAACGCCCAATCGTAGAACCAAGGTTGCCAGGGTGAACCGTAGACTTTGAAGCCTTCGATAGTCGCCGACTGATCGATCAGCGGCGTGATCGTCGGGAACCGCGACATGAGGTCATCGACCGAGACGCCTTGCGGAAGAAGCCAACCTCGGAACGAGGCCGGGCGGTTCGGATCGAACAGCCAGTCGTGGTTGCCGGGCACGACCACCTTGTGCTTGTGCGGGAGCGAATCGATCCACGCAAGTTCGCGTTCGACTTCACCCTGCGTACCGCGATAGGTCAGATCGCCCGCGTGGATCAGCAGGTCGCCGTCCGGGACTTCGATCTTACCTTCACTGCCAGCGCAGTGCGTGTCCGACAAACAGACGACTCGCAATATACTCTAATCTTCTAAGCGTGGGGGTTCGTAGTTAGAGAGAGAGCCGGGCTTTCACCCGACTCTCCGGTTGTGCGGCGCTTAGGCCGCGAGAGGCAGAGCCTCGTACTCGTTGCCAGTTGAATCTGGCGCGTACACTGCGCCAACTACTACGCCCATCTAGTATACGACATCTGGGTCGGAACTCCTGCTAACCAGACTACTGCAAAGTATCCCGCCAAGGGATACTACCGCAACCTAGACTTGAAACGCAGTGTTATGAAGAGTGAGGAGACAAAGATGCCCACCACCGCCCTTCGATTCCAGTGCCGCTCGACCAACCCGGTCAACGGAGCCAAGTGCCTCCGACCCGCAGGCCACGAGGGTAAGTGCGCGGGATGCCTCTGCTCCTGGTACAACACCACCCCACTGAAAGGCTAGATACTACTTATGACCATCCGAACCTTCTACTGTGCCGATTGCGGCCAGCCGTTCCAGACCACCCGCGACTCCCAATCCCGCTGCAACCCCTGCCGTGTTGAAGCTGGCGACAAGCCCCTCTACGACGACGAAGACCCGACCCCGACCGACCTCGCCCGGATCGACAACGACATCCGCAACCTCTCGTGCGACCCCGCCGACGAGTGCGTACACTGTCAGTAGATTAGACCACATCCTAAAATCCGCCACCACCAGTTGGTGAGCAGCGCGACCCGGCCCCCGTACCGCCCCGGAAAAAGCTCGCTGCCCGGTTGCCTGGACTCTCCGGGCGACGGTCTGGGCAACGCGATCAGCATGGTCGTACAGAACACTCCTAGAACAGACTCCACCCGTCCGGTCTACGAAACCGAGGAGGCTGGCTGCGCTGTGCGCCACGCCGCTTGACTTGGCTGGGCCTCGGGCTTATCGGTGAGTATGAGTTGTTGTCATATGTGTGCGATCATCATATGCATATACAATATGAATGATGTGTATGTCGCTATACGACCTATAGTGGTTACTGGGGTCTAATGTGTACTAGTTCGGCTCGATCCCCCGGCCGTGACGATTTTTGTAGCTGAGCCATAGCCATAGTGCTGTTTAGCGCGACTTCATCTAATGGCCTACTTTTGACGCCTGCATACAAGTGTTTGACCTCGACGCATTACATCGCACCCATTAGCTCATATTATCTACGACAAAAGCGGAGGAAGGTGTCAAATAATAAGTGGTAAAATGCAACGACTGAGGGAGCTATGAGGACCAGTTCGAGTGGGTTGCAAACTGCTTGAACTGGATGCGAACCAGTCATCGCGAGCAGTATGATGTGACGATATATGCAGGTTTGTTCTAGCCTTCCTGTATGTATCGTTCACATCATACTGTCGTTAGATCAAACCCCCGCCGAGATGCGTTTTTC